ATCTTTAGGACCCTTTGAGCCAGGCTGACCTGCTGTTCCTGCAGGCGCTTGTCTTGGGGCATCATTGACGATAAAACTATCTTCGTTCCAGATGCTCTCTAGTTTTGCTTGTAGATTTTTAAATTGATCTTTGTTCATTGTCTAATCCCTTTCCCTTAGGTTATTGCCGTTAATGCTACTTTTTTCTTGTAACTTTTGAAATTCTTGTTTATTCATATATGTCATAATAATTCCTAGTCTGTCCTAATCTGGTAACCATCCCTTGGGCATGCCTGGAGAGTGCCAACCTCCTTGACTATCTATTTCGTAATAAGATTTGAGTAAATATTTTTCTTTTTGTTCAGGAGTTAAATTTTCATATTTTCTTCTTGATTTTTCTGCAAGGTCTTTAGCACCTAATTCCACTGCATATGCCATTTCTAAATTGTCTGAATCGATAATCCATGCAAGATCCTCGTGTCTAAAAGTCTTACGATTATCTAGTAAACCCAATGGTAACTCTTGTTGTTCATCTTCGCCTAAAATATTAATATATTTTCTGAAAAAATGTGCTCCGTATTCATTCATAATAATTCCTAGTATGCACTAATTGCGGCACGTTTCCAAATAACTGTTGATCCATCATATGAGCCTGTACAAACGTATATGTAACTGCTGTCTACAGATGTAAAGCCTGCAACATCGCCACTTCGTCCTACGTTAGCAGGAGTACGAACGTCTAGTTTAACTCTTGTGCGTGTTAAATCATTTACAACAACAGTGGTTCCAGCATCGTCTGTTGTAAATTCAAAAATGTATGTTCCAATAGCATCAAAAGTAATAACTTTAGTTGATGGAACAATGCCTTGAAGAGTGTCTGCACCAATAGTTACACTGCTTGGAAGTGTAAGAGTGTGTGCCACATTGGCTACTGTAACTTCTACACGTAATCTACTAAGTGATCCACTTGCACTGAAGTTACTAAATGCTATAGTAATATTTCCGCTGGTTGTTACTGTTTGATAACCACCACCTGTGTAATCAAAAGTTACTGTTCCACTTGTTGTGCCTTTTGCTACACGAGTTTCACTCATGTCCTGCAACTTAAAGTCGCTTATGATAGCGCCTCCGCCAGCGTTACTTAAAGTTGTTCCAGTAAGGGCACTCTTTAATACTACTTTACTTTGCAGATCTTCAATTTCTGTCTTAGCATTAGTGAAATTTGTTTTGATGTTTGTGAAGTTATCACGAAAACCCTGAGTGTCATTATCCTGTCCAGCGATAGGATATGTGCCATCTACGTTATTTGAATTAATATTACTAGCCATTCTTTATTGTCTCCGTGCAACTATATTATTTATCAACTGTTATTATTATATTCGAAACCTGAAGAACTTCTATCATAATAGAAAAGACTTCGTTTTGGAAATTTAATAAACTGATCGTTTTCATCTGGTGCAGCATATGCATCTACATTAGCGAAGAATCTAGTTCCTCCGCCATCAAATGTAGACTTATCTGTTATTGATGGATTAGTTTCAGCTTGAGCCACATCAAATGTTGTTTCAGCTGCACTAGTCCATTCTCCACTTGTCTTATTATAGTTTTTGCTAAGATTATTGTCAAGTATAAATCTATCTATTTCAAAGCTAATCTTCTTTAAATCAATGTTAGTTCTTTGGTTAAGAAGATATGCAACTTTATCTCCACTTCCAGCCTTGCAATATACCAACGGAGCCGCAAATGTGTAACCTAATACCACACTATTTGCGTCTAACTGCTTATCCTGCATCCACTGTGGCAAAGTTAAACGCTCTAATACAGCATATCCAACGCCTGTTGATATCCTGGAACGCATGTTTTCAATAGCATTAGGATATGCATATCTGTAATTTCCATCAGCCGCTTTAAACCCACTGCTATCAACACTTAGTTGATGGCTGTCTATTGTTAATGGTGCGTTAAAACCTGTCATAGCCGTTACGCTTTGTTGTTTGTGTAGGTCAATTTGTTGGGCTGCTGGGCTAGACAATTTACTAGTTGGATCTATTCCCTGATTTCTATCTATTAGATCTACGTAAACTACATCATACTTAACAGTTTTTCCGTCTGCTTCATATGCATGTGCTACTTTAATATCGCCAAACCTTAATACACTGTTATGATGGTTATATGCCATTGCTTCAACATAATCAGTTGTAGGCACTGGGTTTAATCCACTTGAGATAAGAGCTCTAACTTCTTTCTGAACACCAAAGTTTAAATCTCCTAATCTATATACATCTTCTGTAGCAATATCATCTGAGTTATTAACAAGACTTGCGTAAAGATCTCGTTGCTCTATTACTGGTAATGCTTTTACATATAATGCTTCGTATGGTTTAAAACTGCTAGGAGTGAGTGTTACAGTAAATTCCTGGAACGTATCAATAGTTAAATCTGAACTATATACTCTAACTGAAAATTTAAACTCACGCTCAAAAGTTGTTTCTGTAATTAGCGTATCATCTTTATCAAACGTTGTAGTTCCAGTATCTGCCATAAAAGACTCAAAACTTGCACGGCCAGTTACAAGGCCAGTTTGTTCTAATTTTAGTCCCTGTGGAAGATTGTTGTCTTTTCCTGTTTTTAACTCATATACTACAGACTTATTATTGCTTATAGTAGCTGAAACATCCAGTTCACTAACACTGCCAGTATCTATTGTACCTAGATCTGCTGTGGGCCATGTCACTATCCCAGCTACGTTACCGATTATAGTTAATGTAAAGAATGTTATCTCACTAATGAATTCTGTATGGTCTTTCTTGTATACCTGAATACCAAATTTATAATCTTTTGTTGTTGCTGATTGAACTGGAATATAACCAGATAACCACCCACTTGTTGTATCCAGTGTCATTCCAGGAGGTAATTCTAAATCTCCTCGGTCCAATCCAGCCATATCAAAATTACTGCCATCAGCATCGTAACCCAGGCCATCGCCAGTTGTTATACTATACATTATAGGATCTTTGTCTAAATCTGCTCCAATAAACTGGAATGAGTAATAATTGTCGTGTAATATTTCACCAAAATCTGCTGGTTTTGTTACCATATGAGGTGTTCTTTTATTTGACGAATCACTAGTAATCTTGCTACCAATTAAACTACTATCAACAGTTGGTGCAAAACTATCTGCTGTATATAAAGTAGTATCTGCTTGCAATGTATTTTTACTAGCTACAAAAATTGTAAACTCTTTAGAGCTAGTTAATCCGCCAGAATCTGCTACTTGTACCGTAAACTTGTATGTAACACTTCTACTAATTACACTAAAATCTAAACTACCTATGTCAAAGTTGTTTACATCGAACCCGCTGTCACCTGTTTCCGCTGGCAGCGGCTCTAACCATCCACTTAGTAAGCCACTTGTACTCAGTGTAAGGCCTGTGGGTAACTCGCCAGCAATTAGTTTCCAGGTTTGTGTATCTCCAGGATCCTCGTCTGTTGCTGTTAGTTGTTCACTAATAAATTCTCCGTCAAAGTAATCACCTAGGTCACTGGTTGGCAATATATCAATAATCGGTGCATCTGGCCCTGTAACTGTTAGGGTAAAAACACGATCAGCTACTAAACCGTCTTCGCTTGATGCTCTTACAGTAAACTGACTAGTTGTATCTTTTGTGACAGCCTTTGGAACGCCTTGAATGTAATCTACGTTTTTAGGATATCCTTCAGTCAAGCCAGTGTTAGTTACACGTATGCCTTGAGGCAATACTCCACTTAGATATTCGTATGATGCGGTGTTACTAGCACTTAGTTGAATTTGATAAAACTCTTGCTCAACAATAGTACCTAAACTGCCGGGCGGTGTTTCCCATACTGGTGCGGCCATAAACAATCCTTAGTTTATGGTATTTAGTTAAATTTGTAAGTTAAATTATAAGCCGAAACTCTCGCCACATCCACATGAACTTGTAGAAGTGGGGTTCTTTACTGCTAGAAAGCTACCTCCTAGCTCAGTTACGTAATCAATTTGACTTCCTAAAACGTACATCTCTGCTAGCGGATCTAATACTAAACAATTGTCAATTGGATCACTCCAGGTATACTCGGAATCATCTTTATGTAATCCCCATACGTATTGAAAGCCGCTGCAACCACCACCCTTAACGCTCAGAGTAACAAAGGAGTCTCCTTTAATACTTTCTAAGTAGTTTTTTGCATTTTCAGTAAGTGTTATCAATATTTTACCTCGTAAAAGTTTAAAATTTTCTCTCCGCAACCACAACCTGTTAGTATATTACGGTGACAGATGTTATCTTCGCATTTGCAATTAGGAACCCAGTCTTCATCTACGCCACTAGTGCAAGATTCGTATCCATGAATAGTTCCTCGAACTTTGCATTTAAAAGGTTCCATTATTTAAACCTGTACGTTATCCTTCCCTGCGTTAAGTCATATGGACTAATTTCAACTGTAACTAGGTCGTTAATTAGTACATTTATTTTATTTAAGCGCATTTTGCCACTCAAATGTCCNGTTATTTCAGCGCCGTTGTCAAGTTCTACTAAAAATTTTCCTCCTGGAATAAGACTAGTAATTTTGCCTTCAGCTTCGTAGTAATCGGATTTACCCATCACATATATTTATAAAAGGATGGGAGGAGGACTAGTCCTCCTCCCTTACCAATTATGCACTAGCTAGAGCGCGATAGCCTGCGGCAATAACTGCACGACGAGCTGTACCAAGACGATACTTAGTAGTCTTACGACCTTTTGTATCAACATGGCGATTTGCATAAACGGGAAAGCCCTTCATGCGTAGAGCTGAAACAGTTGAGCGGGCATTGCCCACGCCAAAACGTGCTTCAATTTGCTTTGCGGTCAAAGATTGACCGTCTTTAAGGGCAACTAATACCCGGTCTTGCTTGTTAGTCATCGATTTCTCCTTGTATGATTGAGACTAAATTTTTACTTTTGACTTTCTGACTAACCGTGGTCAGTATCGCACCTATTAGGTAGTGACCCCATCTGGTGGACAAGGTGGGATTCGAACCCACGGAACCTTTTTAAGGTTCGCTCAATTAGCAATCGAGTACTTTCGGCCTCTCAGTCACCTGTCCAGATTTTTGTTAATTGCCTAGAAAGGTTTTAACATCAAGAGGACCAATCCTACTATCATCACTGCGATTACGTAACCATAATTCAACATGAGGAAGTTGATCCATTTCTTCATACCATTCACAAAAGACGTCATATAAATCTAGTTCTCCGTGTTGTTCTAGTTTGTGTTCCATAGCGGAAATTAACGAGCGGGCAATATCTTCGCCCTGCTCGTTAATCGTTGGTTCGTTTGTTTGGCCCATTCCTTTTATACTTTTTCATTTACGGTGGTCTCTTTATACCCAGTCATAACTGCTTTGAGAGCCTGTTTAGCAGTAGTCTTGTCAACTTTAGCATTACGAACAACAAAATTGACAGCCTGGTTAGTTCTAAGTTGTAAACCGAAAATCGCCTCGTTGGCTGCATATGTAACATCTGTATTCATTGGATAGACTCCTGTTTAGTTGTTTTCAATATATACATTATAGCAAATAGCTATAAGATGGTCAACCTATTTAGACATAATTGTAATGTATCTCCCTCTAGGACGGCTTGTAGTAAAAGTACGCCCAACTTGACCACCTGCTTCATGAGTAACAATATATCCTACAAAAACACGTTGTACGACTTGTTCATGTTGAGCATAGCAGTTGCGGTGGGTCTCGTAATGAACTGGACCGCGAGGATTGATTATTTTAGTAAGCCAGTTACGGCTATCAGTTGGGTTTATGGCTTCACGTTCATAAAAACATTTATGGGGTGCTGCTTGCACTATGTTATGGTGTTCAAACGCTTCATCAACGCTAAGAATTCGAGCTTGGACCGGTTGAGCATCTCTAAGATTTTGATCTCTGGGAACAAGAATTGGAACTCGTTTACTTCCAGATACTTCAAAACCATAACTAATAGTAAATGCAGTTTGTGCTGTCAGCACTAACGTTACTAATATGAATAGGATAGTTCGTTTTATATTCATCAGTGTATTACAGGGTCTATGATGTCGTCATCATCTTCAAGGTCGATCCCTGCCCTTTCTAGTATTTCTATAATTTCCTCAGGGACATCTTCATCATTGTCTGATGCTGTCTCTGGGATATATAACCCTTTAACTCTGCCATTTCTATCAAAAATTATAGCCCAGTCTTCATCTTCCATAAACTGATCTAGTCCACCTATAATGGGCAGTTCTGACTTAGGCACCTTAACAAGGTTTGCCAGTTGTAACAGGGCCAACAGTTCCATCTTTGCTTTGTTGTTTAAAGTAGATCTTTGCTCCTACTGGAAGATCTTCTAATGGATTTGGGCTAATAGCATACTCGCCAGTTGGACTTGGATTTTGTGTAACAACATGACACCCTACCCAATCCCATTTATCGGTTCCTTTATTAGCAGCATTATGTCCTGGAGTACAAGCTGATGCTCCTAGGATGGCCGCTAAGACTATAATTGACTTCATTTTTATTCTCCTTAAAAATGGTGCCGGTGCCAAGATTCGAACTCGGGACATCAGCATTACAAATGCTGCGCTCTACCAACTGAGCTACGCCGGCGTATTTGTTATTAACTATACTTATTATAATACTATTTAATTGTGACATTGTCAACCACGAATTAGTATGTCTGCATCCCAATCTGACAAACTTCATAAGTCTGTTAGTGCGAGCCATCTATTTGGATGCCTTGTGCTTGAGTTTGCGACTGTATTCTTTCTTACTGCGAACAACTCGCATTTTATACGGGCTGTCTTTGGTGAATAACATCTTGGCTGTACGTACTTTTTTCATCTCTCAACATCCTGCTATTTGTACTATTATAACAGAATGGTGTTAAATGTCAATCAGCATTAATTTTTTTGTAAGCCTTAACATATCTGTGTTCCAGATATTCTTCTATAATTTTTTTGTTTTTTTCTATGTCCCTATCACCCCAGGGGTATGTAAGTTCCTGGAATATGTGGTCTAGTTTTACTTCGTCTAAGAGTTCTTTGGCGCCGGATAGGCAGATATAATCACGGGATGAAGCGTTCGAAGGCATAATTGAATTAATCCTTTGGATGATGACGAATTTTTTACGTTAAAGCTATTTACCGCGCCTTAGTGAATTTACTGCTGAAACGACCCTTTGCGGCAAGTCCTTGTTTAACAAAGTTCCTGCTTTAAGGTCTTCCAGGGTAATATACTCCTTGTGCCAGTGTTCAAGCTCATCCCACGATTCTAACATACGCTTTGCCATGGCGTCAAATAATCCATCACTGAGAATAGGATCATCTTGTTCATAGTATGCATAAGCGGCCATGAGATACCAGGGGATCATCATGTTAGGATTTTCAATAGCATCCATGCATGTTTTATCAAACATGTTTATACTTTGGATAATTTTCTGAAGTTAGATGAGTTGCAATGTGTTTAACGTGCTTGCAACGTCCTTGCCATCCGAATCCAGGACAACTGCAATCCAAGCCGCCGTCGTTAAACTCAACTGTATAGCTATTCCCAGTGCTACCAGTAACATTCCATTCGAAGCCTACCATAAAATGATTTTTAGTGTTCATTCCAGGTATATCAAAATAACGTGGCTTGTACTTATTCTTCATTATGATTTACCCTTCTCTACCCATTTAATTTTACAATCATAGGTTATGGCTTGTTCTGAAGGAATTTTATCCTGGGTCATGTTCAGCTTAGTGGCTTCTGTCTTACATTTACCATAAGCACCAGGTGCACCAGGGTAAGTTTTTACAGGCTCTGCTTGACCAAGAAAAGCAACTGCAACTAGGGTAATTACTGTATTCATTTAACTACCTCAAAATTTGGATCGTCATTTAATTTGATCCAACGTCCATCAAAAACTCGTGCATCACGTGGGCCTTCAGTTTTGTTTTCGCTCCGCAACATTGCCCGACCACCTGTGATCTTTTCAACAAACCAACGGGTACCATGCTGATGTATCCGGTTCTTGCCGCGGCGTGTCTTGCCCTTGAGCTCTATCCACTCTCCTACTTGCATCGTACTGCTCCATTCTTAACGCATTTACGCCAAAATTCACGGGCTTCTTCAGGCAACATATCACCTTGGATGCCAAGATGTCCGTCATTATCCTGTTCAACAAAAACCAAAGTTCCGTCTGTCCAAGGCCTAAACCTGGTTACGGTGTTAGTTTCGGAATTTTTAAGTGTAAACATCGTCTGATCCTTGTCTGTGTTCTTTAACTATAACCATAGTAGCACAGACAGGCAGATAGTCAACCAGAACAGGTAAAAAAAGTGCTGCAATTATTACAGCACTTTTTAGGTGGATTTTAATCTTTGTGTGTGTACATGTATTGCGTGGGATTAAGTGTAGCACAGGGGTGCTTTTTTGCTGTGTTAGTATAAACTGCTACAAATTCCTCCTCGCTGGGGAGGTAAGGCAGTTGCATGCTAGCATACGTACCCATTTTTGTTTGTAACGCTAGGGCATCTTCTTGCACTTTTGCGGAAACGCTAGGGTTAATGGTAAGCTCCCCTAGGAACAGAAAAACTTGTTGCTGTGTGGTAAACTTGGACATTATGCTCTCCTTTAAGTTAGACTTAATACTAACACAGACAGGCAGATAGTCAACCGTTTTAGAGCATACTATCTGCTTCTTTCCAGATATCCATGTGTTTGATCTTAAACATTACATCCAGCAATGCCCGCTTTTCTTTGAGGTAAACCTTGGCAAATTTAGGATCATGCTCTGTAATGCTCTTAGTATTATTAATAAGATCAGCCGCCTTAATTACCATGGCTGCCGCACTAGCCTGAGCAGTATGATCCCTGTCCATAGCCTTGCGTGTAGCACGATTGCCGTCCTCAGGCTTACTAACATCAGTGAGATCGTCTACAAGGTTCGCTACAGCATCACCAAACTCCTGACGAACTTCATCTAAAGTAACATCAGTATCCTCAACAACATCGTGTAGCAGGGCGGCGGCAATCATCTCTTTACTGCCATTATGCTTGCGAACAATCTCAGCAACCGCTATAGGATGCTCTATATAAGGCTCGCCAGTATATTTGCGAACCTGCTCTTTATGAGCCCGGCTAGCAAACGTTCTAGCGAGTAAGACTAAATCATTCATTATACTGCCCGCACGTTAAGCATTGGGAAGGCTGAAACTGCAAAATGTGCAGTGTAATTAGGGTTGGTAATCCCTGAATCAGGGTTAAGGTCAACTGGAACCTGTATAGTAACCCAGTCAACTAGCTTATGATGGCCGTTAAGCCCTTTGTTAAAGCCCTGAATAAAGCCAACTAATTGGCCAGCGGCGCTTGTCCAAGTTACCTTTTGTCCTGCTGTAAAACCGTTTACCATCTTGCTTGACTCTCTGTGTTGTTTAACTATACATATAATAACACGATCTTGCCAATAGTCAACCAAAACCAAAAAAATTAAACAGGAAGAGAGGGGAATCGAACCCCTCCTCGGTTTTGCAGAACCTAAGCCAAGACTGCAATCTTGAGCTATTCGACCACCTCTTTTGTGACTTGCCGGAGTTACCTATACTGCGCTCGACGACTTTAACGCGATTGCCCTACGTAACTCCATGCTGGCTCGTCACATCCAAAGCCACCAAGTTCTTCCTTACTATAATAATAACACACTATAGCATTATATCAATCAGAATTCTTAAAAAATCTTAAAAAAAATAATTATATTATTACTAAATTCTGGGTTTTCTGCGTGTAGATATGGTTGACAATGTGTTAATTTGTGCTACTATGCATATAGTTATAAACAACACATGCAATGGGTGCTTAATGACTAGGATTGGCTTTGAGTTTGAATTTGTTTCAGTATTAACTGAAGATGAGGTAACTGAAAAGCTACTTGAGTACGGAATTAAGATTGACGAGTCGGACCGCAACGCCTGGCAGTTAACTGAGGACATGAGTGTAAAGTCACGTAAATCTAGCTCATACTTTAGCTATGGCCATGAATTGATCAGTCCTCCAATGCCTACAAAACGAGCATTTAAGATGCTGGCTGTTGTGTTTAAGTTTATGCGGGATATTAAAGCAGAAACTAACACTACAACAGGCTTACATGTTAACATGGATATTGGCAAACGGAATACTAGACGTATTGACCCCACTAAACTAATTACACTTGTAGATGACGAGAAGGTTGCTAAACGATACAACCGCAGTCGTGCATACTACGCTCTACCTAATAAGAGTAAAATACGTCAGCAAGCAAAATACTGGAGTAACTTAAAAAACAAGCCCTGCAATTTGGTTGACTATGTTAAGCAGTGGGGATTGACCAAAGATCAACTAGAAGAAAAGTACAGTGCTATTAACTTTGGTAACCAACAACTTCTTGGTTACCTAGAGTTCCGTATGATTGGCAATCGTGGATACGAAAACCGCTACAAAGAAATTGCCAAAGACATTCTACATTTTGAAGTATGTATGGTTAAATCAGCTGATGCAAAGGTTGGCAACCTTGCTGTAACTAGACGCCTGAATAAAATGGCCGCCTAATTATATCGCTATATAAATAACGTTCATAGGAGATTTGTATGGCATATAGCGATAACGTAATAGACCATTACGAAAACCCACGTAATGTTGGATCCATGGATAAAACCAAGGATTCTGTGGGTACTGGATTAGTTGGCGCACCAGCGTGTGGCGATGTGATGCAGTTAAACATTGAAGTGGAAGACGATGTTATTCAAGACGCATGTTTCAAAACTTTTGGTTGTGGATCAGCAATAGCATCAAGCTCACTGGTAACTGAATGGATTAAAGGAAAATCACTAGACGAAGCCAATGAGATTAAAAACACTCACATTGCTAAAGAATTAGCATTACCGCCAGTCAAGATCCATTGTAGTGTACTAGCAGAAGATGCTATTAAAGCTGCAATTTCTGACTACAGTAGTCAGAAAATTTCTGACTACAAGAAGAAAAATACTAAATAACTTTACAGTAATATTACTGTAAAAAAACACACACAACACACACAAAGGAGAATACAATGTTTAAGACACCACAAGAATTCGCAGATGCTGCGAAATCACTAATCCCCACAGTAAATATGAGTAAAAACGGTTATGAGATCCGCACTCAGGTTCTAGAGATGGCCAAAGATCATGTTTGGTTAGATTACCATTCTAAATTTGGCGAAACAGCAATGAAAATTGAAAAGCAGGGTGACGAAGTTGTTACTTCTGTAGAATATCCAACAGTTCCTGGAACTGAGCACATCCTAGAAGCCGCAGAAAAGTTCTACGATTTTGTAAACCAAACTAAAAGGTAAAATTTTTAGTTGTAACAAGAGACTTCCTAGAGGACCAGCTACGGTAAGAACGGTAAAACGTCGGGAGGCAGTGCCAAACCAACCACTGCCATATATTAGAAAATAGTAGACTAGTATATCATAACAACTGGAAGATCTACAAACTTTATAGGGGGACGACGAGAGTGACTGACTGTCCCCCTTTTTTTATATGGAAACAATATGCTGGATAAAATTACCGTTACTCTGCGTAATAAGAGTAACGACTTTTATGACATTTATATTGATGTTGTGGATAATCCATTAAGCGAAAAATGGTTATCGCATTTAACAGATGTGTTAAAAAACAACCTTCATTTAGAGAAAAACTATCACTGGCAAGGATTTGAAGAACGTAATTCACAGATAATTTGTGATGATATAAACCACTGCATAACTGAAATTAACCTATATGCTAGCGTTTTTAAGTCTTGTGGCCTTACACCTTATATGATTACGGATCAATTTTCTCCAGACAATGTGATTACTAGTGGCCCGGTAGGAAATAACTTGCCTGGATTTAATATTGATCATGATAAAATGAACTGGTTACACAGATACTTTGAAGATTTACAGGGCCACAGTGGTAATATTAGCCGGTACTACCAGGTAGCAGATCCTAATATTAAACTCTGCATTAGAAAACTTAATTTATTATGCCATGAGCTAGAAAACTATATATTGTCACAACGTAAAAGACAGTATGCTCCAGAATGGGCTCAATATAACCAGTTGTTTTGTTTCTTAAATAGCCCACGGTTTAAACTAGATCCTGAAACTGATTATGACTTATTCGGAATGCATACGTTAGTGAGAAATTATGGTGATGTATATATTGGCGTAAACAAATCTGTTAGCAAAACACACTGGGAAGTATTTCATGATGAAGGCGATACAGATTTAGACGATTTAGTTACTACTAGTTTACGCCCACAAATAGAAGCCAGTGCGGATTTTGATGTATACTGGGGACAGAGTAACGGAAATCGTTCATGGACAAACATTGATATAGATGACTTTACTGCTTGGCTTAAAAAGCATGGCTGGGATCCTGAAGATCCTGCACTTACACTGGGTCATCCATTAATAGCCAGAGTTAATGTTGAAGAAAGTTTTGGTACTGATAACTTCGCTTATGGTCAAAAAGTACTTGCTGATCATTTGGATGTATACAGCATCAAGTGTGATCAAACTGGTTACAATATACAGGAATGTTTATATGATTATCGCTGGAGTGATCCAGAATACGATCAATTACAAATGAAGCTACTCTGATTGTTACCAGTCATTTTATTGTAAAAGTCTATACTAGCAAATTGTTTAAATTTACTCTCACACATGATGTCGAAATCTTGTGTAAACTCCCAGGCCCACTCATTACATGCATTATGTATGTCTAATACAAGGGCACAATCATTGGCTAGTTCTAAACTAGCGTCGATACCCCAACTGATTTCATCATTTTCGATGGTAATAATGTTTCTTGCTTCAGGCGAGAGTCTTTTAAGTGCGTCCTTGATACCGGCTGGTTGATACCGGCTGGACCGGCTTTACCTGCGATGTGGACGTTACACTTGAAGTCTTGGAAGGTCTTACCATACCCCATCCGCCTAGCCATGTCCGTGTGATATTCAAATTCTTCTATGCTCCGTACCCAACAGCAGTTCCTATGGTAGTTTTTGTACCAACTCCAAGGCCGCCGTTAGAATCTGGCGAAATAAGATCAAAAATTGCCCAAAACACACTTACTAAAATAAGAAGAGCACCCCACCATGGGGCACCGCCAAAACAACAAAATAATCCGATTAAAAATATTACACCAACCAATGTATTTTTCCTTTACTTCTATGCTTATTTACCCATTATAGCACGTAAAGTGTGGTTGTCAACCGTTTTAAAAGGATCCTGAGTAATTACTCATAAAGTTGTTTAAATCTTCTGGTGTACCTAAACCCCACATACGATCAATGTTTTTGATGCGTACTTTTCCGCCGGATTCAATAAATTGGTTATACACAGGACAGACATAAAATTCGTTGTTTGTACGAATATCTTTTTCTATCATTGAGTCTGCACTATTAACATAATCAGAACCGTGTGCATAATAGTAGACGCCAACAGTGGCATGATTGGAAATTGGTTGTTTTTCAGCAACCTCAGTAACCCAACCGTTTTCGTCTGTACGAGCGAAACTCCATTTTGGGTGCGTACTTTCGAACGTGAGTATACCACCTCCCACGCCTTCCGTTGAAAATGCATAAAGGACTTCATTTGAGTTCCATTCGACGAATTGGTCTGAGTTCGCGATGACGAGCGGGTTTTCATTATCTATATACTCCCTTGCTAATAGCGTTGTACATGCAGCACCTTCTGTTACACTATCTACTTGCACTATTGAACAATTTGGCTTAATTAAACTTAGTACTGTTTCTAAATTATATTTCTCATAATGTTCTGCTTGTACTATAAAAATATGATGTGCATCAATATTTAGATTGTCTACCACTACTTGGATCATTGGTTTGTTGCCAACCTCAATTAATGGTTTGGGAAAGGTGTAGCCAGCTTCTGCGAATCGTGATCCTGCGCCGGCCATGGGTATTAATACATTCATTGATTTACTCTTCCATGGTATATTATGTTTGGGTTGATTGTCAACTTCTTCTATTTTATCTAGTACTTTACTTAATGTAACATCATGCGTATCAACTACAGCAAGTAGGTGTGCGCCAGCGTCCAGTACTGCCTGTCTACCAATATGACTGTCTTCTATTATAAGTGTTTGGCTTGGTTTTGCATTTGCTGTAAGCATACATTTAAAATACATCTCAAAATGAGGCTTGCCTTTTTCTACATCTTCGTTGCTGTACCAGAAGTCAAAATATTCAATTAGACCTAGTTGTAGTAAACTCATCTTAACAGTGTCGCGAACTGCATTGCTAGCACAAGCTAACATAAATCCGCGGTCTTTAAGTTCACGGCACATGTCAACAAAGTCTGCTCTAGGTTGTACAGTTTCTTTAAGTATGTCTACAGTAGCACGTTGTTTTGCTCTAGCTATTTCTGCATGGCGGTCTGTAGGTAACCCCTTTAGATCCGTAATCATATTGAGCTTAGTACGTGTTGGTAAGCCGTCATAAGTGCTTAAATGTTCTTCAATGTCTATAGCATACTCTTTGCCTAATGCTCTGTTTAATGCTTCATAATGTGTTTGCTTGCTGTCTATTAACACACCGTCTAAGTCAAATACAACTAATTTAACCGTCATCTTTTCTACTTCCTATATCCAGGGTATCTACATCTTTTTTATAACCGTCTTCGTCTAGACGACGTTTAAATCTATCATCATACGTAGCCGCAATTAGTGTACAAACTGCTAACATTGGAATAACATAGACCATTTTATCGGTAACATACGCCATGGTATATGTTGGCCCTAGTATAATTGCTATTTTTAGTAAGTTACTTTTCCACATAACTTGCTATATAATCACTACATATACCACTAAAGCCAGTAACATCAGTGCCTTCTAATTCTGGCATTACTGCTATTGCTCTTTTATTGCCTGGTTTACCAGGATAAGCCCAGATCCATCCTGCACTAGTTATGGTATAATCATCTTCCTGATGCCAAAAACAGTGAACTTTTAAATTAAGCATTATACGCAATGCTTCTAAGTTTTTAGCATGACACCATAACTTAGGATTTTTAAGAAATTTATTGCCATCTATTATATGCTGAGGTTTATCATGTCCTAGAAAAAATTCATGATCAATATACCATACGTCTACTTCACAGTCGTACCCAGCATTGATCGCATCGTTAACATAAGCAGGATTATTTTCAGCAGCTGGTATTCGTCCATTAATATTGCCACGATGACTAATTAAAGTTTTTTTGTTTTGTGCTTGATTAGGTTCTGGCGTTAAGCTCATTCTGCAATTCTCCTAGTTCCTGCATAAAAAAGTTCGTGCTTTTCCATTGATCTGGCACTTGCCAGTCTTTAACATTAGGTTGACAAAAATAAAATTGAGTATCAGGAAACGTTTCAAACAATCTTTGAAACTGTAGAATCCAAAAACTGTAGTCCACACTGTTAACATGCTCTGGCAAGTAATTAGGAGTATTTTTGTATATATTGTTGTGTAACTTGTCTGCACTGTAAAAATCATGACCAATCATAATAACAACCTTGGCTAACTTAACACATGCTAAATGTACAGCATGTAAACCACTTCCCCAGTGAAAATGTTGCGTCCACTTGTCTTTTTCCTTCCAGGGAAAATCTGGAAGTCCTTGTACTCTGGGATTAGCATATCTAGATATCCATTTCTTACGAGTATAAATTACTCCTTTGTAGGCGTTTAAGTTTAATGCTTCGTCTACCATTCTCTGATCACAACAAACTAGGCAATTTAAAATGTCTGGATAATCTCTGTGTACAGCATTAGCACCGTAAATGTTGCCATGCTGTTTAAGGGTAGTAAGATCGTAATCTTTCCTACTTTCGCCATTTCCTATGCAAAATATAATGCTCATCTAAATTACTCTTGAATCTTTCCCCAGCCTGTCCATTTTAGTCCATCAAGGCAAACCCAGCCAATATAACCACCTGGCGATGGCTTATTATTAAGTACTAAATCGCCTGTCTTTGCTGCTGTTCCAGGGATACTATCGCTTGTAGAAATCATTCTCCCGGTTAATTTAAGATTATTAACTTCAACATTGCCGTCACTTCTAACAACAATACCTACTTTATTGTTTGCACCAATATTTAAATCTTGCCTACGTCTTGTACCAATATATCCTTCTTGTGATTTGTGCTTGCCAATAACTACTTCTGTTTCACTATCCCATACAGTGAGCGCATCACTAGGATCTAGCGTATTAATACCGACACGCTTGTTGCCCGGTGTTGTGTATAAAACATCACTTAGCATGGCTTCTCCACTGACTTCAAGTTGTTTAAGGTGTTCTTGGCGTTTTTGATTTACATCTATTTTTGCTTCAATTTCACCAATTTTAAAACTCCAATCTTTTTGCTCAGGAATCTTTTGCACCATGGGTACAGGGATTTCGTTTATTATTCTATCTCTAATACCATTGTAAATAAGGTCACTTAATTGCAGCTCTTCATTTACCTCAAGCCTGTCAGTAATGATATCTTTGGTGATAACACTGTTCTCAGCAACAACAGCACCGTCTAACAATGTTAGTTCTACAGTTTCACTAAGATCTTCAATGCCAGATAAATCACGATAGTTTTGTATTTTTTTGATGCTTAAAGTAAAATCACTCCAATCAATACTACTAGTTGGAATACTACTCTCTGGAAAGTTAATAGTCTTAACTAATTGATTAATTGTTTCAGCTAGTATACGTTCAACATTGTCTTTGACCTGTTGCTGTACTTTTGGTGTTAAAAAGGTAACTAGCTCAGTAATCTTTTTATCAACCTTATTGTGTATTACATCAGCTACTTCAATTCTACTAGCAGTTAGTTTAACCTGATTATCAACATGTTTTAAAACACTATCATCGGTCATACGATGTTCTACAGTGTCTGCAACTAAACTTGCTATATCAAACTTATCTATTTCTGCACGTAATTTTTGTACTACTACGTCTTGGACTTCTTGTTGAACAGCTTCTTGTATTCTGTCCATTTGTTGAAAACTCCTTTATTAGAAGCTGATGTATACTATATACTCAAAGGTCTTACTAAAAAGTGGTTTATACATTTGCTTCTTTTCTACTTGAAATGTCTTTGCACCAGCATCGCTACTAAATTTTGCTAGTTGTTTAAAATACATTGTTCTGCAATCTATTGGATCACATACAATGAGATGGTCGTTCTTGATAATGTATTCACGCTGCGTCCAACGTTGTTTGTCTGTTTTGTTCCATTCACGTTTACGGATAATAATACTATCACCATCATCTTGCTTTACTTCAAAAGGCTCCTGGAAAAATCTTTGGCTAGCATGCATATTGCGATAATCTTTAAGTGTAGTGTATACGCCTTTAGTTGCAATATTGCATAACTTATAAATTTCTTTAACCTGGATGTCTTCACTGCCAAACTGCACAAAGTGTTCATCAGGCGCAATTATATAATCATATGTTTCGCCGTTACTAATAATATTATCTAATGTTAACGTCGATGTTAAGCCATCCGCTTCTGTTACATCATATCCTAGCAGTTTTAATCCATGCCCAACAATATTTTTACCCAGCACTAAGTAAGTTGCCACATCGCTTAGGTTATGGGGAGTAAACGTATCAATAAAACTTTTTGCTTTAACTTGGCTTGACTTATCAAAAACTTTAATGTCTAAATCATTTAAAAAATATTCTATTGTCTTCAATCTGCTACACCTTCAGTTTTCTTTATTATTATTTTCAGTAATTATTCGCGGTGTAAATCTAATGTAACACAGTGATGGCCCCCGCCCAATGTTCTACTGTGTCTTAATTCTATACCTTGCGTGTTCACAAAATACTTATCTAATTGGCGCCGTAACTCTGTTTGTTTTGGGTCACATATAACACTATCAGGTCCCACTGCTAAAAAATTAAGCCCTATCCAGTTGCTTGCATAGGGATAGTTTATAAAATTCTGATGTTCACATTCATATATATAAATTTTATCCCAATTTTTAAATGGTTCTGGCATATTATCTTCATTTATGCGTGTACCATTTAAAACTACTAGTCCTTCTCGTACTGGACTTATTGTGCTATCAATATGGACACCACTATAACACTCTACCAGGTGAACTCTCTTTCTTGGAAAATAATCTCGTAACCATTTATAGCCCGCCAAGTCTCCACTCTCACTCTTTAAGTAGAGAAGATCATCGTTTAACCTACATACATTAGCCGCATCCCAACGGCCTAATGGTTTAATCCAATCATCAGGTAAAAAATTATATGCCTGCCTTTCTTGATCTCTACATGCATAAGCCATTGGAGCATCTATTATATTATCGCCTACTACTAGTAATCTATCCCTGGGGCAATAATTATAAAATCCATCTCTAGCTTGAAAATCTATCTCGCCGGGACGGTATACAGTTATTCCGACACTGGTTAGAAAGTCAGCTAAATATTGTAAATCCTCGTTAGCTTCATCTATTATTTGTTGAGACACCGGCCCGCTAGGCACAGGCGTTTCTTTCCACAAAGTAGTTTCTTCTTGTTTTCTAAAATCAGGACAATTAACTGGCCAATTGGCGTTTGTAGCTGATCCAACCACAATACTTTGTAATGGATCCCATTCATTATTTGATAATATACGCATATAACTATTTATATCTTAAGAAAACCATGAACGAATTTGAACACATAAATCACAGAATATCAGACTTATTTCACCAGCACCTGGATAGTCGAATTAACTATTGTCTACAACTATTTCATAATGAATATAGATATGATCCTGCTTTAGATGTTACTAAGACTCATTGGAGGGTAAAAGACAGAATTGACATTAAGATGATTATTTTAGATTATTTTAAAACATGTAGAACTTGCGGTGAATTAACTAGAGATGGAAAATGTACTACGTCTTGTATTTGGACACAAACTTTCCAACATAGTTGGGAACCTGTTTACACTGTTTTAGATGCCTATTTTTGGGATATACAACAAGATAAGATTCAAAGACCTGCTGATTGGAGACTGTATATACTACACAGTGAAAAATCATCAGAGATAGATAAACTTAAAGATCGAGGATTTACGCCAATTCATTGGTTTGCAAATGGTTATCTTTGTGCCGAACATTGGTATAGACTATACAAGGATATAAATGTAGTTACAGAATATAAACCGTTACGTCACAAGTTCGTATGTGCTAATAGACTGATAGACGAGCTAAGATCCTATAGAATAAAATTCCTAAACATGCTGGATGTTAGTCAGGGCCAGTATAGTTTATTAGAACAGGATCCTAATACTCATAGAACTCCTAATGAAATCTATCCAAATAATCAAGTAGAACCCCAGAGTTTTGACGAGCATGACAATAGCAGTGCTTGGATTAATTTACAAAATATAAACAATGACACACAACAATTTGATCCCAGCGTTTGGCGATCTAGTTTCCTGCATGTTGTTCCTGAGACTGTGGTTGATAGAGTTCATCTCACTGAAAAGATATTTAAACCAATAGTTCTTAAACAACCGTTTGTGTTATTAAACGGTGCAGGTGGGTTAGAGTATCTTCGTAGTTACGGGTTTAAAACGTTTTCAGATTTCTGGAGTGAAGAATACGATACTATAGATAACTTGGACCAACGATTACAGTCAGCAGCTGATGTTGTTAACTATGTGGGTAGTTGCAGTCTATCTGAGTTAACTCAGATGCGTGATAAGATGAAGCCAATACTAGAANANAANTACAANTGGTTCTATAATGGATTTGCTGATAAGTGCTGGGCTGAATTGGAAACTAACATTAAAAGTTTATAATATTAATATGCAAATGGTGTTTGCCAACCTAGCATCATAATAAAATCTGTTGCAATAATTGCTGCGTTAACAAGGTAGTATAGCCCTAAGGAAATTAAAGCAAATGCCAGAGCTTTTTGGGGTAATTCGATGTTCATAATTTTCTCATTTCAGCATATGTTGTCTTATCATGTATTAAAACTTCTGAATCAGTTTCGATCCAAAGTTTTGCGCCACAACTACGTGGCTTATCTGGGCTGTAGACTACTTTGCTAGGCCCATGTATATCTATTTTACTTCCGTACCAAGTTTTGCCATCCATATCAATACGACACACTGGTAGTTTTCTACCGTGCTTCTCATTCTGTTGAATGATATTACGATTGATGTGAATTATTTTTTTCATAATTGTTCCACAATTCAAGTTCTTCAGCGGTCATATAATATTCAAGTACAGTTTGAATTGCTTTGAGCAACTCATAATCTGGTTCAAGCACTGTATCAGAACAGTCTACCCGATCAAACTTGTCATTTCTCAGATAAGCATCTTTCAACTCATCAACAATAACTTGGTCAACATCTTCAACTTGTAATGTAATTGTTTTCATTTTACCATCCTGGCATTCTATATTTGCCATCCTTTTTGTAAACTTGAAATCCATCCAAGCCATATGTTGGGCAGATAAACACTTTATCTGGTAATCCACTAGTATCTTTCTCACCTGCTTCTCCACAGATAAAGAATGCACCAGACTTTTCAGACATTGCATGTTTCAGAATAGTCTCGTACTTCTCGACCTTCTTGCGAAGGAGCAGTACTTCTTCATAGTAATCCATCATATCAGGCATTTTCTTTCACCATAGGATTTATTTCCACCCACTCTTCATAATCCTCCTGTGGCATATAATATGCAAGCACAGTTAGAATTGCCTTGAGTAACTCGTAGTCTGGCTCAAGAACGTCATTTGAACAATCAACCTTATCAAACCGATTATTCATATGATAAGCATCTTTCAGCTCATCAATGACAACTTCATCACAATCTTCAACTCTTAGTGTAATCGTTTTATATTTAAAAGTCCTTTTCATCCTCGCCTCATCTTTGCATTCATTACTACACTCCAACAATTATTAATCCACTCTCTCATGGAAGTCTCCTTTCAATGTAAACATAAAGTCTAGTCCCATAGCTTTTCTTATGTAATAATGATAAATAACTGTAACAGAGTTAAAGGAGATTGTCAATGGCTTACACATATCTAATAGGATGGAGCAAACACGATAAGTTTTACTACGGTGCTCGTTGGGCAAAAGATTGCTCACCTGACGATTTATGGAATACATATTTCACTTCCTCTAAACATGTTAAAGCGTTTCGTAAAGAACACGGAGAACCTGATGTTATACAAGTTCGCAAAATGTTCAATGATGCTGATAAGTGTAAACTTCATGAGCATAAAGCCCTTGAGAAGTTGAATGTACTTAAAAGCGATAAATGGTTAAACAAGAACATCAACGGTATGTTTCTCCCCGGTGGTCCTATGAGTGAGGAAACTAAACGAAAGAAGGTTGCAAGTTTTAAACGCACTATGCAAGGCAAAGGAACTCGCACGGGTATGAAGAATTCTCCAGAACACCGAGAGAAGAATCGACAAGCGATGCTTGGCAAGCCTAAGTCTGAAGAACACATTGCCAATATGCGTAATCGTCCACAGGATACTACTACACTTACTTGCCCACATTGCGACAAGACTGGCGACTATAAGAATATGAATCGTTGGCACATGGATCGCTGTAAGCATAATCCTAACCGCCTTACTGATAAAGACCCTAAACTTGTCACTTGCGCTAAATGCGGACATACTGCTAAACAATCGGCTAACTTCTATAGAAACCATAACAAGCATTGTAAGACCTAATCCCAGAGATTTTCGAAGTAGGTCCCAAACAGTCTAAAACCGTTGCTTATTCTTTCTTGTTCTGCTTTCATACCTTCCATATCCCAATCGTTATAACTGTAGTAGTATGACTGCCAATCGTCTTTGTTCTTTTGCTCAAAGGCGTGGATCATTTCGTCCATAATCCAATCCCAGCGTTCAAAGTGTTTAGGATCTACATCGCCGCCTTTTGCGTATTTGTTCTGCTGTGCTTTGGTAGCACGTAGTTCTTTTGGCACATCTTCCATATCAACCATCGGAGCACCGTGCTTAGTTTCTTTCAACTGCACCAGCATAGGATGTATGATTAATGCAAGTGTACGATCCATGTTCCAAGTGTCATGCGGTTCTATTTCAACATGTTTGGCACGGTTCTTTCTATATGGTCCTATTCTCACTCTCATTTTTCATCTTTCATTCTCGCCTCACGTTACCACCATTTGTTTTTCTAACCCATTCGATCTTTTGTTCTTTGGACCAATCTTTTAGGTAGTGATTTTCCTTATCAAACAGCTCAAGCATCTCTTGTTCATCAATAATAGCTGTGTCTACTATATACTCGCCCATATGTTCTTGAGAAAACTCATCACACTCTTCACAGGTAACAGTATCTTTTGCCCATTCAATTGGATCACATGGTTTATAAGGATTCAACTTTTGCAGATCATCTTTATGCATCACGTAACGCATCCGGTAAGATGAAACACATGTTACAACAACGTAATTTTCAGTCATCTTTAAACCTCTGATGCTCGTTTAGCCGCATCACGTTCTATTTCCGAGATGGGGATTATTTCCTTTTCACCATCAGCATCTATCTGAGTCCTAATAAACCCATCATCCTCTAAGGAGGAAAGTAAAGTAGTAAAAATTGTGCCGATCTGATTTTTACGTCCCCAGTTAGTGCCTGCATAATATGCGGCGTAAAGTGATACTATGGCAATTGCAGTATGTAACCATACATTCATTTGGTGTCACTCATTACCCTCTCCTCATCTTTGCAATTTCAATGGCATCATCTTTACTGAAGACTGGAACCATGTTGCTCTTATGTAGTGTGGCAATGCCCAGCAGTTTACGCTCACCATTGTAGACTTGAGGTTCTCGCTTTGCCATACTAGGATCATACGCTGGTAAATTGGTAGGCGCCGAGGGAATTGAACCCTCTCGAGAACGGTAATCTGCCGCTGAAAGAGGTATAAGCTCTCCCTGTGTACCAACACCGACGCCCTTGATTTTTCTAGAGTTTAATTTGGCATCGGTACGAGGAGTCGAACCCCGTCCCTCAGTTTTGGAGACTGATGTGCTACCGTAACACTTTACCGACTCAATCTTCTTAGCTTCTAATTGATCATGATGGACACCCATCTTACGCAGGTACTTTTCATGTTCCTGCTCAGCTTGAACTTGTCGCCTTGTTTTATTAGACTTGTTCTTGCGATTATAGACTGTTGTGGTCATATAAGGACCCATAAGATGCATTGTCATGATCTAACTTACCCTTCGGCATACGCCCGTTCTTCTGCTTTTTCAAAAAATTCATAAACTTCTGCTGGAACTTCAACCCATTCGTTATTAACATCCTGGTATTCAATTGTTTCTAGATCTCTAGTTGTTTCTGAAATTTCTGACTCAGCATCAAAGTTAATAACATCTTCATCGTCCCAGTCCCAGCAATCAGCAGCATCGTTACATGCCTCCTGCCAAGTATCTGCTTGATATCTAGTATGCAGTGTTTCATACACATTTTCATCTTCATCCTCATAAAGACCAGCGGCCTCGTGTATAAAACGTATCATTACTTTACCATCAGCATTTTTAAGATCGTTAGTCATGTGAACCAATCTCCCTATAATATTAACACATTGTGGTTGGATGTCAACCACTTTTTTGGTGAAGACGTAAACGCCTTCATAATGTCATGAAGTTCATTAATCAAGATTGTAGATACTCTTCAAACTCTTTAGCCATGGTAAGGATACTGTAAGTTTTTTCTTCGTATGACCCTATACCAGTACCCTGATATATCTTAGCCGCTTGTTCTAAAGCAAACATACGCCGATCTATAGTTTCTAATCTTTGATTTTCTAGCTCATGAGCTAGCTTTTCAGTCAATGTCTTTGTCACCTAGTTGTTCCTTTTAGAAATCTAACTTAGTATAAATTGTATATTAAACACTGATAAAAGTCAACCAGAAAAAAACTGAGATTTGCAAACGTTCTGTTAACTATTTGGTGTTATTATATGACTATGGAAAAGATACGTAAAGAAGATGGTGTGCCTTATGCCCGTGTTTTAGAGTATGAGCGCACAATGAATATAGTCCGTAAACCTGAAGTAGAGGATATTAAAATTGTTGGATATGCACAATTTAAACCCATCGTAGCGTAAAGTATGCTAGATCAAACTCTGTGCCAACACGAACTCGAACACCGTCGTATAGTATATCTTCGACGTCTACAATGTAGGGGCCATTAAGGTTCTCTATGCACCAGTTACGTACTTGTGTATAGTGATCATGTGCTTGCTGATATTTTTTGTGTATTGCAGGCTGATTTCCCACTGCGCCTAGTGTACTAACGTTCCAATAATAACTTAGAACAGTTTGATCTAGCTTTAAACCCTGCGGATATGGAGCAAGTGCTATCATATGTCTACTTAGTTAACAACGTATGTCTATACCTTTTTTCTTAGTTTTAGGCTTAGGTTGTAAAGTTGGCGATGGCTCATTTAATACAGACCATAGTAGACTCCATGGTTTTGGTACTGGCAAACTAGTAACTATTGTCGCTAGAAGTGCTATTATAAAAACAAATACTGATATAAGTGTGATAAAAAGAACTTCCATGCCATACTTATATAAAAGTGATTACAGCGGCCCCCGCCTTCGCCCTGTATCCGACAGCCTGCAACTACTGCCCATGCCCGCGGTGTTACTTAGATGTATTTTTAGCCACTTCACGATCAATTTGTTTTTGCGTTTTTTTAGCAACTCTATATGCAATCCTAGCGGCATTCCTTAATGCACCGCGATATTCGGTTCCCTTGCGTGGTCCTGATTCATTTGGATCACTGTACCACCTGTCTTGGAAGTCTGAAATTTTATTAAAATTCTTAGCCATTATCCCTCTCCTTCACATGTTGATCTACAAACCACTCCGGAACGTCCGGGCAATATTCTTTTATTTCTTTCGCTGTATACGTATCCGGATGTCGAATGCCATATTTTTTAAATTGCAAATACGCCCAGTCTGTAAATGCATCTTTTTGTTTAGCCATGCTTTCCTCTTATTGTTATATTATTATACAGTATCTGTTCTAGTTGTCAATTACTTTTTCTTTGGTGTGTTACATTTGCATTCTTGGCAACCACAGTAAGACCATTTATCTGTCATTCCAACTCCAACTTCACGTTTACATGAATGTTCGTGACAATGACATCTGCATCCGCAGTTAAAACAGTAACAGACTTCCAAACTATCGCTGTAGAACGCCATCCCAGTCCTTTGGTAACTTCTGAATTTTTAAGTCTTGTATTCGAGTATACATTTCTGTGTAAAAGCTAGTAAGTTCCCCACCCCAACGTGTCTGGCAATGTTCAATCATTTGTTCACAAAAATCCCAGTTCTGTTTACGATAGTTTGACATTAGTTTGTTGTGATGTTCAACCCATTTAGGTATTTCTTGCATTTCTCCAAGAGGTATATTTGATGCGTCTAGTACAGCAAACGCTGGTGTTACTTCTGTACCAAATCGAAACTGATCAAGCTCAAGGACAATGTACTTGTCGCCAATTTGGTCTGCTATTTGTTTTCCCATAATTATTTGCATTGTTCTATTATATTACACTCCGTTATTATTGTCTATAAATATTTACATGGATTTAATATACTTCTTCCTTTTATTGATAAAACACGCCATTGTTGATGTTGGTATCCAAAGGCATCTAGGATGGATGGGCAAAGAACACTACTGGCGGAAACAACCACACTTACATTATGCTGGACATGGCATAGGAACAATGCTTGTGTTATTGCCAACTGGAATAGTGCCTGCTATAATAGCAGGAGTGCTTGATTGGTGGTGTCACTGGCAAATTGACTTTTCCAAGGCCAAGTTAAATAATGTCTTAAAAATTGACCATAGCTCTAACACTTATTGGTGGTTATTAACCATTGACCAACTGTTACATTACACTACGTATCTTGTTATAGTAGTGCTTTTTGTTTAAATATAATTAAGGGTTTGTTAACAGAGCACTAATTAATATCATATGATTAATTAAATAGTATATAGTAACTATTATCAGTATAATTCTGATGGAGGTATATATACGTGAAACATGTACTAACTTTTTTATTAATTGCTTTCTGTCTTATTACGTATAATGTAGCTGTCTTTGCGGCAGATACTAACACTGTGACAAGTAGCGGCACTGTCACGATTGATAAAACTCCACCAACTGCCAGTGCGCCAAGTATCGTTATTAATAACAATGACGTATGCAAAAGTGCATACAGTGCTGGCGTTCAAACACAAATCTTAGGTATAGCTAGTGGTGTTACAGTTACAGATAAAAACTGCGAGCGGCTTAAACTCGCTAGAAGCCTTTATGGTATGGGAATGAAAGTTGCGGCTGTTAGTACACTGTGTCAGGATGCTAGAGTGTTTGATGCAATGTTAATGGCTGGCACTCCCTGCCCATATAAAGGCAAGATCGGTTCTAAAGCTCTTGAGGCATGGAACGAAAATCCAAATGATATACCATCAGGCTCACAACTATTAGAGTCTAAAAAAAAGAGCGTAACGGAGCAGACGAACGACGACTGGATGAATCAAGAGACGGAATAAAACAAGATGACTATGCTCATGAAGAACAAGACGATGACGAGGACGACATCTCAGGCTGGACTGTTTTGGGTGCGGCCGCTACTATTGGTGGTCTTTTTATCGGTATTCCCCCACTTATCCCTTAACGCACAAGAAGCAGATCCAACAGAAGAAACAGAAACAACCAGCAATGTGCTATCCAATCCTGGTTTTGAATCCAATACAAATACTGGCAGTCCAACTAATTGGACAGTGGAGGACGGTCAAGTTTTTATATGTGATCGTTGCGGTCCATTTGGCGGTAATGCACTAACAACAGGCAACGAAGGAACGCATGGAGGTGGCACTGTTAGCCAAACTATAGATTTATTAGATCAAATGAGTCTAGATCAACTTAATCATGGAGTTGAAATTGACTACAGTAGTCAGGTACATAGTGATTTATCTAACGCAACCGTACCTTTATGTTCTGCTACCACTGGTGATTGTAAAGATAGTCTTAGCATAAACGTTACAATTAACGATTCAAATGGTAATCTATTACACCAATTTACTAACGAGTTTAATGATATAACTTTTACTGGATGGGACACCACCAGAACTACTTTTTCCTTTACAAATACTATACCAGAAAATACACACACAAGCGCATTATTAACACTAGAACTTTTTGGCAGTGACCTAGGATTTTCAGGTAATTCTTTTGGAGGCCCAAGGTTTGATAATGTGCAACTTACACTGGAATTTGCTACAACAGCCGCTTTAGATGCTATTGCCGCGGCCGAGCTAGCCGCCCAACAGGCTGCTGATATAGCCACATCAGGTACATCTGATTCAATAAATACAACACCAGTGCAGGTAGAAGTAGTTGTTACTGATAACTCAGGTAGTGAACTAGTATCAGAAATAGTTGAAGTTGCCAGTGTATCAGCAGTAGTAGCACCTCCACAAGCACCAGCAGCACCAGTAGCGCCAGTAGTGGCTGCACCAGCTGCAAGCTCACAAACACAAGAAGCTGTTGCAGATGTAGAAGCAGAAGTACAAGCAGAAGTAGCTGAAGCAACTACTGAACCAGAACCTCAAGAAAGTGCTAGCAATGAGAGTGAATCGGAATCTGAAAATACAGAAACAGCAGAAGTAGAAAAGGATGGTGGAAATGATAGGGATAGCAATAGTAAGAGCTCTGGAGATAAAAAGTCCAGTAAAAACAAAAAAAATAGCAAATCTAAAGGAAAGACTGCACTTAGTAAAGAAGAGCTTAAAAAAGAAATTAAACGTAAAATAGTAACAAGAATTATTCAGAAACTAGGTAACGATGCTGCAAGCCAGGCTACTCAGTTAGCATTAATGAACATAATTGGCGCAGATATTACTAGTTTACAACCAACCTTGATAGATGCCAGTACATGGTATACTAGCGATAGCATATATGCTAACCAACAACAAATAACAGATCCATTTGCAGGTGCTTATAATTCAGCACAGGATAGTATCATGAATAACATGATTAACTCACAGTATTAGGAAATACAATGGCTGAAGAAATTAAAACAGATGAAATTAAAACAGAAGTAGAGTTTGCCGGTGTTAAGTTTCGAGGTGGTAAAATATTTGTAATAATTACCGCACTTAGCACACTAGTAGGCGGTCTCTATGGAGGTTTCGAAGTGTATAAAGATTACATGGATATGAAAAAGAAAATAGAGAGTTATACTGCGCCAGACTTGTCAGGATTTGATAAAAAACTTGCGGTGCTAAAAGAAGAAATGCTTAGCCTTAAGACCGAGGTACAAGCCAAAGAAGAACTAATTCAGGATGCTAGGGACTATACAAAAGAAATAAAAACAGATCTTAAAGATGAGCTCCACACAATGTCTAAGCAGGTAGATGGCATAGAGAAACGTGGAAAGAATGCGTTCCGTATGGTAAGAGATAGCATAGAAACAAATGATACCAAAGTTCGTAAGTTAGTAACAGATAGTGGTGACCGTTTTGATAAACGTAGAGAACAACTGCGGACTGATATGGATAATTTAGAAGACCGGTTAAAGAAAGCACAGAAAGAATTAGAGGATCGAGTAAGTAAGCAAATCACAAAAGCATTAAACAATCCTCTTAATGCAATGAGCGGAAAATAATTATAAATCTAGCACCATTGTAATCTCTCGTAGCTCTGCTACTAGGCGCAAACGTTTAAGTTTTAAAACTTAAACGTTATGCCCTACATTACAACTTTATTTCTTAGGAGCTTTTCCGTTTAAGTAGTCAGCTTCTTCATCAGTATAAGGCCACATTATCTTGTAACCTTTCCTTTAGAATGAATATCGTATTGAGCTAGATATGAATGCCTGTGAAGCTCTCTTTGCGCTCGGGCTCTTCCTGCCTCTTCGCACATTTCAATTATTTTTTGGAAAAAAGACATTATCTTTCTCCCTGATCGAGTTTAAATTGGCGGTAAAGTCTTTCACCTTCAATTTGCCCAAACTCAGTTACGTAATAGGTATGCAATCCTGTCGTATCGCCAGTGCCATTTAATTTCAGAGTTCGAGTGTCTACTAATGCTTTAAAGAAGTTTAACATTATGTTGTTCCTTGTATGTGTATATGTGTTATTGTATAATATTATTATACACTGCTATTTACCGACCTAGCAATCAAAAGTCGGGCGCATAGATTCTATGTCAGATATGCGTTAACTGCATACGTACTACATTTTTGCTTTATTTAAGGTAAGTTGTGCCCATTGTTCGCGGCCGGCACCTGCCTGTGTGGGAATAATACTAATACTTGGCGCATTAGACTGCCCACTGGTTCTAAATTGTATTAACGAATTAGCATCTTTTATCATTGCTGTTTTCATACTTGGTATGCTAATAAGGGACAATGCATCGAAATCATCACGGTTTTTATACCATTCAAAGTTTTGCGTCATGTATGTTTGTTCAATCTTGGCAACGTCATCACTGTTTGCTATAACGTCTGCTACTGGGCCTGTATACTGCTCTAAGTCCATTCCCAGCAATTCGTTCATTAAATCTTTTCTTATTTGTCTGTTATTTTGATCACTAATAGGTAAGTCATTGTTTAATGCTTTAATAAACGGTCCGAGTCCGATACTGCCGCCTTTGCTGTTAATATGATTGGCAATAGTGGGAATAACCTCTGCATACTTCTGAACAATCTGAGTTTTAGCTTTTTGTGATCCGCCACCATAGCCAATTCTACCACCTGCTGGACCCAATGCTGCTTTAAGTTCTACTTTACCAAGCCCGACAACTTCTAAGTCTCCTTCACCATCTGCTAGTTTAATTTGATTACTTAAACAAGCAAGAGCAAACTCACAAGGTCCTTTTTGCTTAACACCTACACCGTATCTAGATAATGCAATAAAGGCGTTGAGTGCTACAGGATCTCCACCAAACACGTTGCCTAATGTGTTTAAAGGCTTTGATAATTGGCCGATATCTACTACACCGCCCTGCTCTAATTTTCCTAGGAAGTTACTTAAATTTTTATAATCGCTATCTAAACCAGCAAGAATTTTTGTAATATCTTTTCTAACTTTATCTAGCTCTTTTTCACCTAGATTTTCATCTGCGGTTGGAGTCATTAGAGCATTAGTAATATTACTGCCGATTGTGCCGCTGTTAAGTATCTTGTAGATCCTGTCCAACAACGCTGCATCTTGTTCGTTCTCTGCGCTTAGACCAGAAACTCTAGCAATAATATTTTGCTTTTCTGCCTCTAGGTCTTGATATTCGAATAAATCACGTAATAGCATACAGTTATTTATTTAAAATAAACCAGTTATGTAGTTCGTAATAATGCATGCCATCACGCTTGGTACACTTTACTGGGTCGCCTTTGATATCCAAAGCATACTGGATAAGATCTTGCCAAATCATCCTATACGGGCTATCGATGTCTGTTTCAATAAGATAAAGTCTATCGTCTTCGTCATGAAACCAGTTGCATGTAAATTCACTTTTTCTATACCCAGTATATCTATGACTCTTCTTAGTATGGCAACCAATATAGGTAAGAGTGCGATTTACATCTCTTTCGCTGGTTGTATCAATCCATGGATCATTATTGTAGTTTTCTTTAAGTTCGTCTAAGAATTGATCTTCAATGAATAGTCTGGGGAGACTCATTATCATACCCGTTTCATCATCACCAAAATTATCGTTATTTCTTGTAAGCATTTTTAATAGTTCTCGTCTATACTGACTAAGATATTCTCCAGCTAGCTGAATCATTAAAAACTTTTTACTAAAGTAGTCTCTGATCTGACCAGCTTTTTTTACATCTCGTTTACGTACCATAGGAGCAACTTGCTGAAACTCTGATCTGTCACCAGTGGTGGAACGGGCAGCTAATTTGGTTCGCCATTCTGGTCTGTCATACATGTGTACTGCACAAGCTATTGGATCTGCTTGTACTGAATGAAAGCGTTGTTTCTCTTTTTTATAGTTAACAATGCTTGCCACTGCCTGTAATCTGCGTTCATGTAATACTTTATTAAATACCATTATTCATATACTCTATTATGTGTGTCAGCACAACGAATAAATGTTGTGCATTTTGATAAATCTTTTAAGCGACGAGCACCAACGTAAGTGCAAGCACTACGTATACCACCAAGCAAGTCCATAATAGTTTCTTCCACTGGTCCGCGGTAAGGTATAAGAACTTCTCGCCCTTCACTGCTGCGATACTCCTTTAATCCACCGCTATGTTTGTCATTTGCGGCTTTTGAGCTCATTCCATAAAACTGTACAAAATGTTTTTCTTGAATAATAGGCTTATAGTAATCCTTTGTTGGTATGTCTCCACCAAAGCCATCATCATGCATATGCTGGACTTCGTTACTTTGGTAATATCGTGTAATAACATCACCGCCGCCTTCATCGTGTCCTGCTAACATTCCACCAAGCATTACAAAATCAGCGCCGCCGGCAAAAGCCTTTGCAACGTCTCCAGGACTAGTGCAGCCACCATCAGCAATAATATGTCCACCTAAGCCATGAGCAGCATCAGCGCATTCAATAACTGCCGAAAGTTGAGGATAACCAACACCTGTTTTAATGCGAGTAGTGCAAACACTACCAGGGCCGATACCAACTTTAACAACATCTGCCCCTTTTAAAATTAACTCTTCTGTAACATCGCCTGTTACAACATTGCCAGCAATAATAGTTTTGTTAGGAAATTCGTCTCTAAAGTTTCCAACAAAATTTAAAAATCTTTCGCTATATCCATTAGCAACATCAATACATACGTACTTAATGTGAGACCCAACGTTTACTGCACGAAATTTAGCTAAATCATTATCTGTGATTCCCATACTATATGCAGCATGCCAACTGGGTGCCTCATTAAAATGTTCAACTAGTGTAGCTATATTAAAGTGTTTAGTTAGAGCCGTTAGCATGCCATGTGTTGAAAGTACACCATTCATTTCACGAGTGCCAACACCGTCCATGTTAGCGGCAATGATTGGAATACCAGTGTATTCAGCACCGCTATTCCTAAAATGGTATGTTCTTAAAAGGTCTACGTTTTTTCTACTACCCAAAGTGCTTCTCTTTGGCCGTAATAGTACATTAGAATAATCTAATTTTAATTGATTTTCTATTCTCATGGTATAACTATTATAGAATAGTATAAAAGATAAGTCAACTTATTCTTGTTCTAATTTAACCTCTAGAGGAAAACCATTATGTCTTGCACTTACTAGAACTTCTACACCTTTTTGTTCTGCAAGTTCAAATGGAAGCACTGCAACAATACCAGCACCTTGATCACTAATCTCTATACTTTTCTTTTGTGCTTTGCCTGGATCGTAATCAAAGACTCTAACTAAACTTTCACTCACAAATTCAAATGTAGTTACCTCATCATTTACATAGATAACTTTATAATCCTTGGGCGGCTCAATATCTAGTATGGGACGAATTCTCTCTTTTGTGTCAGTTTGCTCAGACATTATACTTCTCCGGTTGTTTAGTTAGTGGGGGAGATTACTCTCCCCCACAATTATTTACACGAATGTAACAGGGATATTTCTGGGCTTTAATTCCTCTGGAACTTCACGTACCAGCTGAACGCTGAGAATACCATTTTCAACGTCTGCAGACTTTACATAAACATGCTCTGCTAGATTAAATGTGCGTGAAAAACGTCTGCCAGCGATGCCTTTATGTAGGTATTCAGGCTCAGTGTCTTTAACATCTTTGGCTAGTTTTTCAATGTTAGCCTCAATTGTAAGTACACCTTCGTGTGTATTCACACAAAGGCCTTCTTTGGGAATACCTGCTACTGCTACTTCGATAGTAAAAGTATCATCGTCTTGTTTGATAACGTTGTATGGGGGATATCCCTGATCACTAACAGTATGTTGTGCAAGCATACGATCCATTATACGATCGATGCCAATGAAATTACGTGATAGTGTGGGGATGTCAAGTGTAGTTAATGTTGTGTTCATTGCTATATCTCCTTTTTAAAAGCAAGATTACTATTTTATGAAAGCCCAGCTAACTGGCGCCTTCTACCCTATTTATCACCTAACTAAAAATTACTTTCAAGTTCACGTTGCTTTTTTAACCAACGCTTACGAGCCATATCTCTAGCTTTGCGACGGCGGGCACTGGGTTTAGTGTACCGCTCTTTATCTCTTAGTGTTTGTAGAAGACCATCTTCTTGCACCATTTTCTTAAGTCGGCGCCAGGCCTTGTTGATATTGTTATTGTGAACTTCTACAGTAAGTCCACGCTTAACTCTTTGTTTTGGCATTTATTCCTCTAGATCTTTCGTCCAACTTACTAAAAATCCAACTGGATCTTCAATTTGCTGTTTATTAATTAGTTCAAAGTCTATAATATTATTATAGTAGTTTGTCTTAGGTTTGTCAATTAATAATCCTGTTACCAATTGGTTTACTTCTGTATTTAACAATATATAATCAACGTTGTTAGAAACATTAATTAGCCAGTTTAAATCACTGTTTGGACCTGCTAGGTATATAGTAATATCTAAATTAACATCTTTTATGTAGTTGCATACTGCTTGATTATTGCTTTCATATCCAATACTTAATATACTAGGCTGATCCATTAAATAAAAGTCTGGTGGTGTAACTATTGTAAATTTAGTCATCTAATAATCTTGCTATCTCTTCTCGTTCATCTTCTGTCAACTGTTCTATATTAATGCGTCCTGCATTTACATCACTTATAAGATGATCTAGGTATTCTTGGTTACCCAGGTAACTGCTTGTTCTAGTTTTAGGTATCTCAATCCACTTGTCACTGGTAAATCTAAACAACTTGTTTGGTAATACATCTACACGTATAAACAAATCACCTTTGTCAGGAGACGTTGGAAACCATGTGCCAAAGTTAACATTAGCACCCTCTGGTATATTGTATTCTTCTTCCAGGCTCCTACTAGGAATGTGTAGCGTAGAAGCCTGCGTTACTTTTTTTCTAGATCTTCAGCTAAGTCTGTAATGCTGACTTCCGGATCTGCAACAGGTATATTACTTGGAGCGTCAGGCACTACTTCAGCAACTAACTCATCACCAAAGCTATCTTTTTCTACTAGTTGGTATTTTTCTGCCATCCGGCCAACAATCTCATCACGACGTTCAACTTCTGCTTGTAACTCTGCAATTTGAGCTAATAGCTGTTCTATCTTTGATGTATGTTCACCCATATGGGCGGCTAATGCATCAAGTTGATCTTTATAATCGTCACGTTCGCTTTCAGTTTGTACTACCTTGTCCACAAGTAACTCGGTTTCTTCCTTGGACTTAGCAAGTGCTGCTTCCATGTCGACCTGTTCTGCTAGCAATGCAGCATGTTCTTCCTGTAACTTTGCATACATCTCAGGGTTAACGTTTCCTAGATTACTATCTAATAGTTTTTCAATTTCGTCTAAGATTTCATTATGTTTTTTTAGTTCCATTTCGAGTTCCTCTACTCTTTCTTCTGCGGCTTTTAAACCCTTAGGTCTCATAGCTGCTTTATCTTTACGCCACCAACTAATTGCCATGGTGCCTGCTAATACAAGACATACTGCTAACGGATCAAAAACTGCGACAATTATAATTATTACCCAACGTACAGCCGCTTCTAACAATGTTCTATCAGCTTCACCATAGATTAGCTCAGCAATATATTTGACAGGGCCTACTTCTGCTTCAAACTGTCTATATTTCTTTTCAAATACAAACCTATCTTCGCGTAATTTATCAATAATAGGTATTTCATTTTCTATGTTTGTTTCTAATTCTGATATACGGCTATCTACGTTTTTATTAGCACTACCAGCCTCTACTGTGTATTTTGCAATGTTTGCATTTGCACTCTCAATAGTTGGGGCAATACTCTCACGTATCTTTGCAATGCGAGCTTCAACAGCCTTAATTTGGTTACCTAATTTATTATTAATTTTTCTTATTTCTCGCTGAACCCTACTAGCAACACCTATTTCATTTTTCTTTGCTTGCGCTATTTGGGCCTGTATTGTATCACGCTCAGGCTTTTGGGTTCTACGCAATTCTGCACCCTTAGCAACCAAGTCAGTATCACTAAATGTGCCAATTTTAACACCACCTGATGTGTAGGCTTCTACATCTTTGTCTAGTTGTGCTAATTTATCATTTGCTATCTTAATATCAGCTGCACTGCGTTTTTGAGCATCTTTTAAACGTTTATTTTGTTGTTCAACCTCAACTTGAGCTTGTGCTCTTAATCCAGGTATTTTAGCATTTTCTGCATCAATTTCAGGTTTTAATCTCGAATTAGCATTCCTGATACGTTTTTGTTCACGGCTAATAAGCGCATCTATACGTCCACTGGTTTCACCCTTATTAAGGCGTTCTATTTCATTTTTCCAACGACTTACTTTTGCATCACTTCTAGCTATTTTATCGTCAACAACTGTGGCTTGAGCTAGTTGTTCTTGCCCTACTGAACTTTGTTCAATATGACTTTTGCTTAGAAATCCAAAGATACCCATGCTTGTTATAAACATGAGTGCAAAGACTGCTAATACCAGATAGCTACGAAGGAGTTTTGGTGCTCTTTGCCAATATATTTTAAGCCATATTGTAGAAACAAGTTTGCCAATTTCTAGCACGGCACCCATTAGAACAATAGGCACAAAGGCCGCCGCAAAGATTGCGGTTAATCCAACAATACTATAATATGCGGCTATTGCTGATATACACAATGCTACGAAGAGTGTTAAAATGCCTAAGAACATTGTTTTATTATACTACCTTCCAGCAGCGAGTGTCGATATATTATCTATGAGACGTACTTCTTTACTGTGACAGTACTAACGGCTGAGCCGCCTCGTTTACCGAATGCACCAAGAGTAGCACCGCTTGCTAGTTTAATTATTAATGTATCACTGGAACCAATAGCCAAGCTATTAGCATCTGTTGCGGCTTCGTTAATCTCAATCTTAACATCGTGACTAGTTGTAATTAAACAAGTCATTGTTTTGTTACTCTCACTGCCAATAGAACGTGGATCTGTAATAACAGTGCTAATATTACTGGCATCAGGAGCAGAAATAGTTTGACTACCTAAGTAGTCTTTAATTGGGCCGCCAAATTCTCCAAAATCAGCCATTAGCAGACTACTTTGTTAACTGTAACGGTAGGTGTACTAGCAGTTCCGCGAGCACCTAAAGTTCCGCCACTTGCTATTCTTGCAATCACCGTGTCACTGCTTGTAATAGCGAGACTGTTTGCATCTGCTACGCCATTTATTTCTAGTGTTGCATTGCCACTAGATGTAATAATCATTGTTACTAATCTACTACTGCCTGAACCTGTCTGGTCTGGATGAGTAATAGTTGTTGCAACATTGGTATTACTGACGCAAGTAATACTCTGCTTTCCTAACGTGTCTTTGATAGGGCCGCCGTATTCTCCATATTGTGCCATTGATGATCTCCTTTAGTGTATTTATGCATTTATAACAGCATACTCATCAGGAATATCAGTGGTATATATAACACGTTTGAACTCAAATTCTACAATTGCTCTCATACACCCTGTACAGGGTTTAGCCATGCCGTTAATCCATTGTTTAGAATTTTCTGTTGGACGTTTAACACGGTAAATGTATAGAGTAGATTTTCTTAAATCCTCAGGATCTATATGGTTTAAGCTATTCTTAATAGCATTTATTTCAGCATGAAGAAATATAGCCTCACTGTTCTTAGCATACGTTTTCTGGAACGGGTGAGTTTTTATTTTGTTAGTACCTACACTAATAATCTTATTTTTAATGCCTATAATAGCCGCAAGTTTTGCGCGACGGTAATCATCGTTATCGATAGCTTGGCGCCTAGCAAAATCCATAATACGATAATCACGCCGCCCCAAACCGGACGGCGTGATCGGGTTAACATCCATTATCTTTTTCCACGCTTGAGCTTGTTAGTTTTAGCATTGTAAAGGTTTCCTTTGTCATCTTTCTTGTAAAGGTTACCATCAATAGTTTCAAAACCAACTGACTGAACGTCTGGGTTAATTTGACGATTTAAGAATGTTGGGATAGCCAGCATTTCGTCTTGAATAGCTTTTTCTGCCTTAGTCATTTTGAGTCACCTTTGCAATGTCTTTAAATTCAACGACAAACTCTGCGTTTGATTTGTAATCGCGAACTTCAACCAACTTGCTTGCTGAATCACGTGCTAGCAATAAGCCAGTACCTGAATAATCCCCAACTCTTACAACGGGCACATCAGCAAGGCTGTGCATGCCGCCTGGGCGACCCCACTCATCAAGAGGAATATTAACAGTAAATTCACAATCGTAAGATTTACCAATTTCAATGTTTTCGATATTCATCACACTTCTCCAGTCTTAAGTTGTTTAACTATATTAATAGTAACACAGACATCTAGAACGTCAACCATTTTTCTTAATTAATCATTCATGTCGGTAGTCTATAGACCAGCAAGTTATGCTAAATGATAGTTAGTTTGGAACTACGTTTTTACCGGGCGTACCTATTAACACCTTAAAGGTTGGAACTCCATTTAGGTCTCGTAAGTACCCGTAATCTAATAATTGTGGATAACGTGTAAGCGTCATTTGTGCATCTTCGGGCCATTGGTCTTTTGGTACCTGTTTAATAGGAGTAATTTCGTATTTGCCTAGGACTTTATCTGCTTCTTGTGGCGTACTTACATAATTTTGAAGTACTTCCCATGGTACTGTTTTCATCATTTTACCCAATGATGCTTTTGATTTTTCACCGTAACTACGGTATATTTCGTTTTTAAATATCTCATTAACAAAAGCGTTAGCGTCTGCACTACCATCACTACCCATAGCAACGCTTTTTCGTCCACCTTTATCTTTATAGAGAATAACTGCTACAGGTTTTCCTGCTCGCATTGCAATCTTCCAAAAAGGTATTTTGGTAACCATATCATCAGGATTAGCAAAGCCGCTTCCTTTAATGCCGCCAATACTAGCGTAACTTTTTTGAAGCAAATGCCATACAATGTCTTTGTATTTTTCTTTATTAGCCTGAGCAGTGTCGTCAAAGCCAATAATGTTTACAAACGTTTCTGTTATAAATTCTTTAAAGCGCATAAAGTATTTATTTAAATTAAGCGCCGTATCCGCAAGGGTTGTTAACAACGAATTTACTAATTATTTCTTTACCTGATTTTAAGTCGTCAAATATGTGACTTCCGTTAGGTAAAGCATTTACTTCGTAATGAGGTGTTAATTCTGTTATAGTTTCGTTTGCATCACAAATCTCATCACCCATTTCTACAATAATACATCCACATCCCCCAGTTAAAAAAGAGGGCCACGCATCTACTATATCTTCTCGTAGAGTATAGGTACTACCAACGAAATCATTGTGTGTGCCTAGGTAGTCCTTAAGTGACACGCTAGGAGTAATAGCAGGGTTAATTGCTACAAATGGTATGCCTAAGTTAGTGCCAACATGTGATGCAGTGTGTCCACCTAGGCTAGTACCAACAATTAGGTCTATGTCATTACCTAGTGCAAAATCTTTGATCTCAGCATATACCTTTTTAAATCCACTAGAATAATCTACGTCTTTACCAACGACTGTGCCTAGTTCTTCTAGCATTTTAATCTTTGGGCTAGTAGTATCGTAGTTACTACCAAACCCATGTACATACAAAATATTCATTTTACAGGTATCTTTCTTACTGTCCCTTCCTATGTGCGTCTAGCATGTCTTGAACATACCACACGGCATCATTATTTCTTGCTCCACCCACATGCCAATCATATGGCCCAAACGGAGTATCCTGCATCTTCCAATCGTAGATGCTAGCGACTATGTATTCTTCGTCATAATCATCATCATCGTCCCTAACAAGAAATTCGATATTCCATTCTGCGGTTGTTTTGTCTCCACCCTTATAAGTTGGAGGGCCAAAAACTGCCTCTAATTCATCGTAGGTTGTTTTAACTTTACCTACTAGGCTCGTGCCAGCAACGCTAACATGATCACCTACTTCCATATTAATTACTTCTCCCATGTTACACTTTCTCCTGGCTTAATGGTTTCATAATCGTTTTTTACGATTACATTTTTGGATATGTTAGTCCAGACGATATTTACACCCATTCCAGAATAATTGGCTGCATATTCTTTACTCAGGATACCTTCATCAACAAGAGTACCCATTGACGGTGAGCCACAAAACAACCGACCAGCGGCCGAAACTGTTACTGTACGCATTATGCATCCTCCTCAAACTCAACGATCTCCATGAGCTCCTTGACGAGCTCCCGTCCGTAGTCAGTGAACAGGATTCCCTGTTTGTACACCCAGCCCTCAACAGACTGACTGTGGTAAAACGTCTCGGTAGACGTCATCCACCGGAGAGCATTGATGCGGTTGCCAGCACCAGCTTCGATAACTTTGCTGATCTGATTTTTAAACTCTTTTTCACACTCTTTTTCGCGAGCTATCTCCGCTTCCTGGGCGGCTTCCATATCTAGAATAGTTGTATCCCAGATTTTCTGCTTCTCTGCAGGCGTAGCTGTATAAAAGTTGTGACCGCGAGGACGAAACCCATACGCATCTTTATGAAGATCTGAAAAAATAGTTTCATCGTATGTAAACATTGTTTGGTCTCTTGTGTTGTTTAACTATACATATAATAGCACGATCTTACCAATAGTCAACCATTCCCTACAAAAAAAGCCCACAAAAGTGAGCATTTTCTGTAATGTATATATAGTAATTACTATTTTTTACCCGCTCCACAGCACCTTTTATGCTTTGACCCTTTACCGCGGCCGTCAGTAGGTATAGCTACCTGGTTAACCTTGAACTTGCCAAGATCCATCTGGTTGTCTACATGCTTTACCAAATGCTGTTTCCTGTTTACCGCCAATTGTAATAGTTTGCTGATATTCCCGGCAATATTGTCCAGATGCACGTTGGTAAGTCCTCATAGGCATAACTGTTCCTGAGTTTCCTGAGTTAGGATTTGACCAACTAGCTACTTGATTATCACGCATATTTTCCAAGCTACGCTGACTAGTTTTCTGCATTTTAATCTTGTCCAACTCATCTAAGCTGGCGCCAATGCTGTTACCCATAAATGCACCTAGTACTGCACCAATACCAACAGCAGCAAGTTTTCCACTGCCGCCACCAACTTGTGAACCAGCAAGTCCGCCCATTGCACCGCCTAGTACAGTTCCCATAGTAGCTTTAGGAGCATTATTTCCCATGGTCTGGCATGCACCTAAACTTACTGCAACTGCTGATACCAGTAGAATATTCTTTATTTTAATGTTCATAGCTGTTTCCTTAAACTTATAACTATATTTATAATATACTATTGTGTATAATTAGTCAACCAAAATAAGTAAGTATATGGCATTGGACTTACACGGAACAACTATACACAATGGATGGAAAACATTCGTGCAAGAGGCAGACGATGCTTATTACCGTAGGGTAAAAGCATTTAAAGTAATCACTGGCAAAGGCGAAATGCTACGTGAGTTTCCAGCATGGGCTAGTAGTCATCCTCGAGTTCGCGAAGCCAAATTAAATATTGATGGCGGTAGTTATAAAGTTGTTTTGCATAAACATGCCTGATACCACATTCTAAGATGGTTTATATTTCGTATACTTTAATTTTTAACATATCCGCTAGCGTATTTTAATAATTGCTGTAGCGGCTTTGCATTGGGTGGGAAGATTTGTCTGTGTTTATCATAGGCAGGTAATTCCTCCCTATATTTTTCTGGATTACGTAGAGCATCCTCAGGATTACTACTAGCCAGTATCTCCTGTGCTAAATCGTGTCCGTGCGCCATTAGCTCATGTGGGTCACGAAAGTAAGTACGGATCATGTCACGTTCTTTGCCAGATTTTTCTGCTTTGCGTACACCCTGCATATATCCACTGGGTAAATTTTTATATTTGTCAGCACCCATACGATCTCGCTGGGCTAGGTGTATTGTTTCGTGTGCCAGGGTTTTTAGTACACTATCTTTAAATGACTTTGGTCCCCAATAACCAATGGTACTGTCAGGATCAATGATAACGTCAATGCTACCATCTCCCTGTACCACTGCACTCTGTATGTACCAGTCTACTGCTTTACGGCCAGTGTCTCCTACATGCCAGTCTAAATCTAACTCTTCAGAATCACTGTAACTCTGCAATATGTCTACTAATTCTTCTACGTCGTCTTTATCATTATTTTTTTTTAGAAACTCTGCATACTCAGCATTAGCATCGTCCAATATATCGCCTATGTGTGCAAGGTAGTCCTGATCAGGCTGTAAACGTGCTTCTGTAAGTTCATATAGTAGCATCTACAACCCAAACCTTTGCTTCACCATATGTACTAATAAGTCCTATTAACCTAGTGTTTCCAGCAATTAACTCTAGCGAACCGTCTGGTTGTTTAACAACTATAGGCATTTCAATTGTACCTGAGTCCATGGCTTTTTTAAGTCTTGCAACCTTATCCGGCTCTAGGTCATCCAATGTTTCACTGCCATCAGCACCAGTATTACCAATTTTTCTAATACTGTTTTTGTTAACTGTGAATACTTTGCCTGTTTTAGCAAGTTTCACCCAGCCTTCTTGACCTAGTTTTTCTAGATATGGATAGCGGTTAGCCTCTTCCCATTCTACATCAAATTGTGGTTTAACGTACTTCATACTAGTATTTATTGCACACCTTGTTGATCATATAACTCAAATATATTATCTTCTTTGCTAGTATGTCGAAAGTATTTAATTTCTCCTTGATCGCATGCAGCTTGTAACATTTTAGATTTTTTCCATGAACAAACCCAAAATACCCTGCCTCCAGGTAACAATCCTGGCATTAAACAATTCGTTATCCATCTTATGTATTCGTTTGCATTCCAGTCAATATCAAAATTAGTTCTCTGCATGGCTATTAAGTCATACTTTCTTTTACTGGGAAAATAAAAATTTGTACTGGATATTTCCCATCTATAGGTATCAACCTGCTTGTGCAAGTTATATGACTGCTTAACATCATCAAAGAAGTTTATAACATCAGGAGGTTGATAATTGTTTTTAACAGGAAGTTCAGTTACATCAACCTTATGACCCAGTGATGAACATATCCAGGCAAACAACCCAATACCTGCACCAACATCTAATATGCGTATTCTATCTCGTTGTACTAGATCTAATATCTCAACAGCGTTCCATTTGTTTTCCCAATGCGTATCAAACTCGTCAAAATACTTCCTAGCATTTTTTTTTCTTGTTAGCTGATAGTAATCTACTATAGTTTGAAAATTATTCAAAGGAAAAGCACTCTTTAATATCTTAGAAATTTTAATATTTGCCATATTTAAGTTCCCTGGTTAGCAATACTTATTGGTATTATACCATCAGGGTCTTTAGGATAGAACCAACCAGCCAAACTATAGCGTGGGTGCGGAGCAATATAACTTACTGGACTAATAAAATGCTTGTTTTGTCTGTTCCCAGTTGTATCGCTAACATCCATAAGAACTAAACGATTACCAAATGGTTCAATGCTATGCTTAATAGTCTGCTCATCTTTATTCATTAAGCATAATTGCCCGCCCCAGTGAGATTTCCAGTCTGGGTTAAAGTAAAATATGTAGGCACACCAACGTCTGGGATCATGGTGTGGATTTAACCATGATTCGTGATCGTATGCACTGTAACTTGGTTGGTCAGTATACATGTTTGGAAATTCAGTAACATGTTCAGCAATATCTAAAAATGTAGTATCTGGTTTTCCTAAACTATAATCTCCGCATACTACACGACTAAATTCAATAGTCTTAGGGTAATCATTTTCTATAAAATCTTCTTCTTTAAGCAACCATTTAGCTTTGTGCCAATAACCAAAAGTCTGTAAAGAAACATTTTTGTGGTAACTTTTGTAACCTGCTAAGTCTATAGTGTTAGCTTTTTCTTGTGATACTTTTTGATGTTTATGCCCAGCACACATCCAGTATCCCATGTTCATGGTTGGTAAACATTTGTAAAGATCAGAAATCCAGGGTTCCTGTATAATATTATCAATTACACAAAAACGCTGGATTTTAAAATCAGCTTTGGCTTTATCTAAGCCATCCGTATTAAACATTTTACTCCTGTCTATAGAAGATATGATCGTCTATACGGCTTATTAGTTGCATCTGTTTACGCCAGCTTGGCTTAACATAATCAGCATGGTAATGATTTGCACCTTCTACAATCCCATTCCATTTGTCGTATGCTAAGATCTCGTAAGCTATAGCACTAGCAACTTTCCACTTAATATTATTATCAGTGTTTATTAATTCATCCTTCTTACCATCACAATACCAACTAAACTGACATCTGTTTCTCACAGGATTATATACTCTATCTTTATCAGCCAAGGTAGGATCTTTCTTAGTCTTCCAAGATTCCCTTACTGGCCCTTCATATATAACACTGCACGGGTCGCCTGGCCAGCGATTATCCTGTACACGATTCATAACAACCCTACCAACTGCAATCATGCCGTTGTAGCTCTGATTATTTGCTTCCCTGTATATATTTAAAGCCATGCAGTATTGTTGTTCTTTGTCTACTTCTACTTCTGACTTCGCAGGAAGGTATATTACACGGGTTTGAGTTACTTTTTTAATTGTAGGTACTTCCTTAATTTTAATAACTTCTTTAGTTACAATTTTAGGAACTTCTACTCGTTCTACCTTAACGATCTCAACTGGGACCATCTTTTCTACTTCAACTACTTGCGTAATAGTTCGTGGCATTCCTAGGTAGTAGTAACTTACTACACCTATCATAAATCCGATTATTGTTGCTAGTATAAGATTTTTTAAGTTCCAGAGCATGGTATTTTCCTATTAGTTTCCATATAGTAACTATAATAACACGATTTGCTAGTCTGTCAACCATTATAGGGTAACTATTCCTTCTTCAACTAGCCTTTCTCTGTTAATCATGTGCTGGGCCACAACATCATCCTTGGATCCACCAAAGTATGGAACTGCATGTCCTTCTTGTATTAAAACCTGGGTAGCTCCGCACTCTCTGTCATTAACTGCATCGTAAACTTTAAAATCACCAAGTATACGCCCAAACTTACCCTTCATATCTTCACCGTCTTTATTGATCTGAGTTTGAAGAACAGATGTTTTTCCTAGCAAAGATTTAAGTCTTTCTTTAGCAGCTAGCCCAAACTTCTTTTCCACTTTGTCTCTGGTTCTTGATTCTGGGGTGTCAATACCCATCATGCGAACACGTTCATCCATCATCCAAACACCAAATCCTAGATCGATGTCGACATCAACTGTATCGCCGTCTACTACTCTTCTTACATTAACTCGATATTCATACATATAATTTTCCTCTCCATGCTTGAAAGTATTTATATGCATATATAATTAAGTCATAGACACTTTTAGCAGCCTAAGATCTAGACTGCTAAGAGTATTATAATAATTTTTTTGAAATACATAAACGCCAATGGGTTTGAAGGCATATTATTGGTATGGGATGGAGAAAAAATGTGAATATTTTTCATATCTATATTTATAAATTATAAAACACACAATAGAAAAAGAGCCACATAAAAATGTGGCTCTTTAATCACATATAGTTGCGTGAAGTGTTATTTTGTTTTATTTTTCTCAAACATCTTGATATCTCCAACTGCCTTGTTGGCAATCTTTAACGCATCACTGAAGCTAACATCGATAACTTCCAACGCCTTTGCTTTGAAATTGTTACTGAAGTGTTTTTGACTTCTGGCTTTCTTAAACCATTTACGCATATTCTGTAGGTCAGCATCACTCTTTGGATTAGTTACAATAAACCACACATCATAGAATGTTTTAATAGCGAAATTTGGAGCAACTTCTGCCATAGTTTTTGTTCCTGGAAACGACTCCAAGCTGGCAGTATCACCGGTATTGATAACACATGTCACTTTGTCAAGATTAACAGCCGCCCATTTACTGTAATGGATGATATAATCAATATCATTACCTAACAATGTTTTGGCTACTCCTTTTGAATTACCAACATTGATCACGGTCCGTTTAGCAGTTGTTTTGAACTCATTCATTAGTGCGTTAGCGAATGATTCCCACATATTTGGAACGGCAATTGATCTGTCTTTGTTACCGTACATCAGATCATCAAGACCTAGACCTGCCTTGTCACTTCTGTAGCAAATGGATGTGCTAGATTTAGCAACAGCATCAACTAGATTGGCTTTGGTAATTTCAACACCACACCCTGGAATACTATGATAAGCATTGTTAACCCAATACATGTCATTAGTAGGACCACTCTCATGTCTTGCTTTTCCTTTTCGGCAATCACCCAAAAATTGAATGTTGTTTGTATACCCGTGTTGTTTAAGTGTTGGTTGGACGGCGGCGAATGTGTAGTTTCCTGCCCCACCTGGTCTTGATCCAACCACCAATTCTGCTGCGTAAGCAGATGTAGTCGCGGTGATCAATGCCAGTGCTAGTATAATCTTTTTCATAATTGTTAATCTCCTATTTGTATATGAAATTTATAGATGTTACCATTATATAACAATGGTATCATTATGTCAATATTTTTTGCTAATGTTTTGAACATATACAGGTCGGCGTTAAGATCATACAACTCTAAAAAGGGTCAAGCCCTGCGTCGATTTGGTATACCTGGCATCACTGGACTGTGACGCTGCAAAAGTATTTATCATTTAGAGGTAAATCTGTAAGAAATGTGTCAACACTTCTTGGAAATGAATTGACAACATAAATCCAAATATCAATGGGATACAGTCAAGTTTGCGTATAAACCACGCTACAGGTAACAGAAATCCACTGAGTAAGAGATAATACCATAACTGGTATTCTTCCATGCCCATGTTGATGATAGTTGCTCCTAACATCACAAGAGCAACCCAGAATATTTTGTTATTGTGTTTATAGACGAAATCATTGATTAATGTTGCCAACGGCCATGCTGAAACTAATCCAATGACATTGGCGATTATGAATGACATAACTAACGCATACGTGATATTAATGTTATTGAACCATTCCAATCCAAACTGCGCCCCGCTATTCACAGCCATATCATACACCAATATCTCACTGGCACTGATGGGAATTCCAAATGCGAGTAATGGAATCAAAAAACTCAACGATGCTGAGTTGTTTGCTGCTTCTGCTGCGGATAAACAAGAAGCATCGCCCTTCTTATATACCTTCCGTTTGATCCATTTTTCATATGAATACGCCAGTTGTGAACTGATAGTAAACGTGAGACTTGGGATAAATCCTGCGAAGAAACCAATACAGCTTCCCCTGATAGCAGAAATCCATTTGAATTCAGTGATGCTGAATTTGCCACTGTCTTGTTTTGCTACGATCATTTCGCCATCGTCGTTGAATTTATTACCGAACAATGTTGGCAACGCATACAGAAAAATGAATGCTACTGTGGTTGGAATGCCAGCCATAAAATATACATTCGTGACATCAAACATTTCAGTAAACCATGTAGTATTGTGTATTTGGGTGATACCAGCAGTACCAAGTAGATATCCTGTACCCATAAGACAACAGTTCACGATGAATTTATTGCTTGATGTTATAACTGATATTACAATACACCCTCCAAGTAACAGAAGTTGTAGTGTCAGTGCGTAAAACACATGTAGATATGAAATGTATGTGATGGTAGTGATGATGGCGATCACAGCCACAACGCTTCCTACTGCGCTGGATATAGCAGATGTTCTAAGTGCTTCGGTAAGTCTGCCTTGAATGTTCATAGCGTATCCCTCTTTGACTGCGGGGATGCTACTTGCTTCGCCAGGAATACCAACAGTGGATGCTATAACAGAACCCATGTATTGACTTGTGATCAGAATTCCGATGTAAAACGCTATCAAGCTGTAAACATCTATTGATGATAGCAACGGATAAAACATCAGAATGGATATTGATATATTGACACTTGGATTCAATCCAGCTAAAATACCAGCCAGTGATCCACATAAAACAAAAATCAATACAGATATCATATTGACATCCATTGCCATTGTTTCAAGCATTTATTCTCCTAACACGTAATCCTGTGACCATATATCTACAAACCCAGATGTGATAAAGTCTGACTCATCCTTCTTGTAGCAATCATCAATGATTTCTTCAACGTGATTTATACCTGCTTTCCAAGCATCCTGATGTTTCTTTTCTGCGTGAAGAAAAAACCCATCATCTTTATCCCACGCATTGACAAGCTTTGCTTTGCCAAGGGTGAAATATGGACGATCATCGCCGACGTTTTGATTAACATAGCGTCCATAAAGTAATGGGTCAATGTAGTTATGGTAGAATTCTCTGTTGAAATACTTCTTTTCACGACTGAATAATTGCTTCATTAAGGTAGCTTTCTCTGGGGTATCTTCCAGAGCATCGAAGAAATTCTTGATCGTGTATGCCTGCTTACATATCAGCTTTGGCATATCGCCACTCCAATAGAAATAATCATTATCGTACCAACTGCCTTCCTTTGCTACATCATTAGAGTTGAAGAACCCAGGGCAACTGTCAAGAAAGCTTATTTTCCATTTGTGATCTTCGTAAAATATACGAGGTTTGTCAACACCACGAACAATACATGTTCTGCCCATCTCCATTTGTGCTTGGTACTGAAAATCGGTCTGGTGGAAATTCCACATGAATGTTTGAGGACTTAAACTGAAGTTGCTCGTAGAGTACACCCATTCCTCATCGATGAATTTGTCATAGTGCTTACTATCATCAAGGAAGAAATAGTTCAAATCGATGTTTCTATCATGTTCAAGCTGCCTGATGTATGGCAGGGCGACATTATGTGCTTCTTTGTTTTGTGTCAATTCTCCCCAGTTGTCGAATTGAAAACTACCATATGTTCCAACGCCTTCAATGGGAATATCGTTATCGACAAATGTTCTCAACATAGTAGTGCTATCGATCCCGCCACTATACATCAATATTACTCTGTCGTATTGATTGCGTATCTGGATAGCTCGTTGAAGATAAATTTCATATAAGTCTTCGGCTGGTTCTTCAAGCCACTGATGTGCTGAGAACTGCTGGTCTTGGAAAATCCACTTCGGTAACTCACCGCCAGAGCACGCCTTCAACGCTGAGACTTTGTTATAGAACTTTAATCCATTAACAGAGTAATGCCCCAGTTCTTTCTGTCCTGTTATCAACATATTATGATCCTAGATTGTAATCTCTCGACCATATTCCACGCAATCCAGTTTTGATGAATGATTGAAGTGTAGGCTCTGCGGAATTGAAGAAAGATGTGTCGATTGTATTTATAGCATGGTCAATACCAGCGTTCCAAACATCTCTCGCTGACTTCGAAGCATGTTCAAAGAACACATCGTCTTTATGCCACGCATTTACGAGTGGTGTTTTGCCTAACGAGAAATAGTTTCGATCATCGCCTGGTTTATTTGTCAGATATCGTTCATAAATTATCGGATCAATCCATTTGAAATATTCAGAACTGACGAATTTATCACTCTCCCTAGAGAATAATGTGTTCACGATATCTGGACGATTGATCTTTTGAAAATATTGTTTGATCATGTGTCCTTGCTTACAAATAACTTTTGGATTATCGCCACTCCAGTAAAAATACTCATAGTACAACGAGTTCGGATCATCTGTTGAACACTCAGAACCAAATAGGCCGTTCGCGTTGCTATCCAAGAAACTTACTTTCCATGTTCCGTCCTCGCATAACACTCTTGGCTTGTCAACACCACGAATAACAGCAGTGGTGCCAGCCATCAGGTGTTGTTGGAAATACGGATCTTGTCTGTGCTTAGTCCATATGAATGTCTCCGGACTGACAGATGCTGAATTGGTATTAAGAATCCATGACTCATCCTTAAACGATTGCTCAAACAGATACCAATCATCCAGTAAATGGTACGGCAATTTAATGCCTCTAGTTTTTTCTAGATGGTGAATATATGGCTGTGCTACTCTGAATATTTCTTGATTGCGATTGTAAGATTCGTATGATTTAATATCGAAAGCACCATAACTGACGATTCCATCGAGCGGGATGTTGTTATCGATGAATGAATGTAAAACGCAAGTGCTATCGATCCCACCCGAATAGTATAGAATAAGTCTATCGTACTTCAGGCGCAAGGACATAGCACGTTGACGATATAGCTCATACAAATCTTCTTTTGGTTCATTTTCCCAGTTGATTGAAGCAAATTGTTTATCTTGGAAAACCCATTTGATTTGAGATATATCATTACATGACTGTAGTGCTTGAATTTTGTTTTCAAAACGCAACCCTGGCTTATCAGTGATTTCGTAATATCCAAGATCGTTGGCTATGCTCATTGTTTATCCTTGATCTATATTATATAATAAAATGTGAGTGAAGTCAATAAAAATGGAGCGGGTACCGGAACTCGAATCCGGTTATCTGACTTGGCAAGCCAGTACATTACCAGTTATGCTTTACCCGCGCATTAACACGAATGAAAGGGCTTCTTGTTTCATTTTTATTAGGGTTAGCAATAGTAATCATTACCCGTTTACTTTTACAATATGCATCATACTGATTAATAGCCCTGCGTAACAGTTGATTTTCTATATAATCTCGACACATGGCTTTACATGTTGATTTTGCAACATTTCTACGTTGGCCCTTACTCGTATATGTTGTAGAACTTTTTCTTCCCATATTATAAATCCTCTAAATCATGTATTGACTCTTTTGCTTCTTCAACATCTCTTAAACTGTCAATGTATTCTTTTAACAATTCAGCTGTAGTTTTTTGTTTTTGACAATAGCTTTGACCCTTAATTACATTTGTTGTTTTACATTCTTTATCTTTTATCACTGATACTATTTCGTCTGTACTAGTTTTTTTGTCATTCAGCATCCTAGCACCATCATACACAGTTTTTCCTGTACTTAATAGTTGTATAGGAAATGGCAATCCAGCACATGCTGTTACCATTATAGTTACAACTGACACTAAAATTATACTTAACCACTTTACCATCTAATACTTATTAAAGTTAAAGTGCAACTTTTCTGTTGCTAGGGAAGTTGCCACCCCCGAGAAATTAAGCTGCGAGAGCGTAATCCTCATATGCTACATTATCGTTAGCATTTATAGTTTTTGTTCGCGTTAACCGAGCTTACATCCGGACAACTCCACATTCCTACTACTTGCCAGTCGATCCTGTTCATCCCCATCATAAGCACACTCCGTAAAATGTGTTTATGGTGGAGATGCCGGGAATCGCACCCCGGGTCCTGTGCAACTTTTGTTATGCTTCAACGTTACGTACTATTTATATTATATTTCTCCTGCAACCCATTTATTCACTGCAAGATTTACGGTGAATACTGTGGCTATTCACTGC